CCAAGAAACGAAAGATTAATTCTTTGTATTATATCTATAATAGTTTATAGTTGGTGGTGAATAATTATTGAACCAGTTCGAATAATATGTCAATAAAGTGAAAGTATACGAAATCCTAGAAATATTCTATTTTCAAAAAAAATACTACCAAGAAACGAAAGATTAATTCTTTGTATTATATCTATAATGGTTAAATTGTCTGAATGAATAATTATTGAACCAGTTCGAATAATATGTCAATAAAGTGAAAGTATACGAAATCCTAGAAATATTCTATTTTCAAAAAAAATACTACCAAGAAACGAAAGATTAATTCTTTGTATTATATCTATAATGGTTAAATTGTCTGAATGAATAATTATTGAACCAGTTCGAATAATCTTTCAATAAAGTGAAAGTATACGAAATCCTAGAAAAATTCTATTTTCATAAAAAAAAGTTACCAAGAAACGAAATATTAGATCTTTGTATTATATCTATAATAGTTTATAGTTGGTGGTGAATAATTATTGAACCAGTTCGAATAATATGTCAATAAAGTGAAAGTATACGAAATCCTAGAAAAATTCTATTTTCATAAAAAAAAGTTACCAAGAAACGAAAGATTAATTCTTTTTATAATATTAATAATAGTTTATAATAATATATGAATAATTATTGAACCAGTTCGAATAATATGTCAATAAAGTGAAAGTATACGAAATCCTAGAAATATTCTATTTTCAAAAAAAATAATACCAAGAAACGAAAGATTTAATATTTCTATAATATCTATAATAGAAAGATTAATGGGTGAATGTATAATTATTGGACGCGTTCGAATAATCTTCCAAAAGTATATAATATTTAGCGATTTAAATATTATATAATGTATATAATGACCAAGAAAAACTTACGAAAGGTATATAAAAGAAATACAAAAAGAAATACAAAAAGAAATACAAAAACTAAAAGATCGTCTCGTATGAAAAGGCAAAGAAAAGGTGGTGAAAAACGCAAAAATGAATATAACTCTGACGAATATGACTCCGACTCCGACTCCGACTCCGACCCCGACTCCGACCCTGAATTCGACTCCGAAAATGATATATCAAAAAGATTGAATAAAGAGAATGTCAAGTTAAATATTAAAATTGAAAAAGAAACATTCAAAAAGAATGAATATGAGAAGCAACTTTCTAAATCGAATTATCATTTGAAAACATATTATACCCAAAATAGTCGTGAATACGATGAAGATGAATTAAAAGATCATAAAGTACCTTCAGAAAAAATGTTAAAGCAAAAAATTGTTGAACTTGAAGAAGATATTCAGATTCAAAATAATCGTATCGTAGGGCTTAAAAAGAATTTTTTTACACCAGGTCGAATTAAAAAATATATAAAAAACGAGAATAACTCAGAAAAGCAAAGAAAAAGACCTAAAAACTATCAGGAATATACTCCTCATATAAACTATCCTTCTGACTATGTACTCAGAGATTCTGATTATCATGAAGATCATGAATATAAATGATGTAGATATTGATATACTATTTATTTTTTATATAAGCCTATATTAATGGTGAAATATTTTCATTTTCATAATACTTTAACTGGGCAAAAATATGATGGTGCGTTAGGACACGACCAATGTACATTAAATAGGATAAATGGCGTGAGATGTAGAAAAAGATGTCAAATAGGTATGTCAATATGTTGGATACATTTATTATCAGAGTGTAATTTGAGAATAAAAACATCGGTCATACCGAATTGTGGTATGGGTCTTTTTGCATTAAGAAAAAAGGTTATTGATGATAGTCCGATTTTTACCAAAAATCAAAAGATATGTAATTATGGTAGTCAGATTATAAATGAAACAGACCTTCAAGGTAGATATGGTGATAGAACGGCTCCATATGCATTATCTATATCAAACGATAGATATGAAGACGGTGCGGTAGAGCGAGGTATTGGTTCATTAATTAATCATAATTCTCGTAAAGCAAATTGTAAATTTGTTATTGGCAATAATAGCAAGGGTTACATAAGAGCTACAAAAAAAATATTTCATAACGAAGAATTGTATCTTAATTATAGACCAAGAGGAACACGAAAAAAGGGTAGATATGAGTTCAATGAACCGGGAGTTATAACAAGTACGAATTATAAGCGTTTCACGGCATGACACTAATTCATATTCAATTTATCCATCATTTCTAATTTCAAAATAGTTTTTTCAACATTATTATCTTTATTGTTGTCTATATTATTAAAAAGATAGTCCGTGTTTGGTGTGACTTCACTTTTTTTAATTTCTTTATAGATGTCATCAATTTGATAAACAACTGATTGTAAAACGTCTTTATTACCAAAAATATCAACATTTCTTGGTACATCTTCAATCAAAAGTTCAATAGCAAAATAAAGTAAATAACGTCTTTTTTTACAACTAGAGGGTGTATATTTGATACAAAACAAAGAAAGTAAGGAAGATGAGAGTTTCTGAATAAAGTCATCTTTTTTTTTCGAAAAATCAATGATAATATCCCAAATCAACCAAATCGCATCTTTTTGATGACAAGTTTCAACTTCTATATGTGTCCGTTTATGACATAAAAAAACATCTTTTCTTTTCTTGGAAAAAATCTCAAATTCGATGATCCATTCGACCCAAAAACAAGCTGTTTTCATATTGGGTTTATCACAAGATAAGCAGTACACAAATTCATTGATTGCAATGAAAATCCCTTTAGGATCCTTTTTTTCAAAATAAGGTTCCGAGTACTGAGTAGATGGTGCTTTTAATATTTCCGTCAAATTCGAGATATTGAAGTCTTCTTCTGAATCAATTTTTATGGCTTCTAGACTATGATTTGTTTTTGATTGACTTAAAATACATATAATTTCAGCAAATAATTTTCGTATTTTTGTATTGTTTCGTAATTGCAACAAATTTGTGACATTACCGTTTTCAACGATAGATTTAAAAGACATATATCGAGACTCAATGTAAATAATTAATTTTGGATTTGCTAAATGTATATTTTTACCAAGATAATAAAGTATTATTTCCCATATTTCAACGAAATGAGCTGAACACACGAGCTCGGCACACCAATGACACGCAGATTCAATCTTATTCTTTGAAATATTTAATAATAAAGCCTTTCGGACTTCTATTTTACTATGTTTTGAAAAGGTAATGCCTTTAAATTCACTCATTTGCCTTACATCGTTTATAATAGATGTTTCTTCTACGTGATTCATTTAAATATTGGTATATTATTTATTATGCAATATACCTGACCATTATTCATTTATTTTATCTAAATTATATGGATATATCATATATGAGTTTTGTATTTTTTATAAAATCAATATATAAACATAATGTCTATATAAATTAGGTATAAAAATTGATTGTATTTTTTATATTCGTATTATTTATTATATCCAAGTATGCCTATTTATTGTACTAAAGAAGGATGTGTAAGGTCTCCTCGTTATAACCTAAAGGGTGAAACTAATTGTCTATATTGTTCTAAACATAAAGAAATAAATATGATCAATATCAAAGATAAAATGTGTTTCGAAGACGGATGTTCGAAAAAAAGACCCGACTTATTGGGTGATATGGGGACACACGTTGTTATCATCGAGATTGACGAAAATAAACACGATAGATATAGTTGTGAGAATAAACGAATAATGGAACTATCACAAGACGTGGATCATCGTTCAATTATATTTATAAGATTCAATCCAGATGGTTATATCGATGGAGATGGTAATAAAGTAAAATCTTGTTGGACGACTAACAAATTAGGTATCACTGTCATTGTGAAAAACAAAATGAAAGAATGGGAAGAGAGAATCGAAAGTTTGATGAAACAAATTATTTTTTGGAAAGATAACGCACCAAAAAAAATGATAGAAACAATTGAATTGTATTATTAAATTACATAGCATAATATAAATATTTTTATTGAACAGTTTATTTTTTATTTTGTTATAATAATAAATAGAGATTTTTATTCGGTTATCAAACGGGTAGATATGTTGATTGTTTGAAGCTCCTGTGACAATAATTTAAATGCGTACGGAATTTCTATTTTTGCAAAATCAACCATATTTCCGCATGTGTTGCACAAATGTATCGTCATATCACTTTTACAGTGTGGTGTTTTTTTCAGAGAACCATCATTATATGCCGCAATCATGCCGCACTTTGAGCACACATGGGTAGTATATTTATCACTAACGTCCATAAACCTATCCCTTGTCAATGATGTGGATCCATATGCGACAAGGCAGTCTTTTTCCATCTCTCCTATACGGAAGCCCCCATCCCGAGATCTTCCTTCACTCGGTTGTCTCGTAAGATTGACCATAGGCCCTATTGACCTCGAATGCTGTTTATCAGAGACCATGTGTTTTAATCGTTGATAATAAACGGGACCAATAAATATAGAGGTTTCCATTTGCTCACCAGTGAGACCATTATACATTATTTCATTTCCATAACTTTCATACCCAACTCGTTGTAATTCTGTAATGATGGTTTTAACATCGAGATTTCCAAAACTGGTGCCATCTCCAAACATACCCAATTCAATCAAAACCTTGCCTAGAATGGTCTCTTTCAATTGAGCAATAGTCATTCTAGATGGAATGGCGTGAGGATTGAGAATTATATCTGGACGTAATCCATTTTTTGTGAATGGCATATCGCATTCTGGAATGATATTTCCACAAGTTCCTTTTTGTCCGGATTTTGAACTAAATTTATCTCCCAGTACAGGTTTACGTAATGTCCGGACTCGTACTTTAGCAAAATTATAACCATCACCATTTCTACCTGTGAAATTTTTATCAATATAACTTTCTTCGGTTGTTCTGAAAGTTTTGCTTTGATCCATATATTTAATGGTTTTGGTTGGATCGTTACGGTTTTCTTTGATGGGAACGATTTTGGCGATGATGATGTCACGATTTTCGACTAAAGAATTTTCAGGAATGAAACCATTTTTATCAAGTTTTGTGTAATCACCGAATTTAATACCTTTGGTAGTATTTGGGTCGGGTTTACAACGTATGATTTCATCACGGATAATATTTTTATCTTCGTCTTTTTCTGTATGATAAATTGTTGCCATGAAAAGCCCTCGGTCAAGAGACCCTTTATTTATTAAGACACTATCTTCTTGATTGTATCCAGTATGTGACATAATGGCGACATGGATTTGATGTCCGGATGGAATGGAGTCAAGTTTAATGAAATTCATGAGCCGTGTATCAACCAAAGGTCGTGATGGATAGGTTAATACATAGGCGGTTTTATCCATTCTTGTATCATAGTTGAGAGCATAGACACCGATGGCTTGTTTTCCCATACAACATTGATATGTATTACGAGGAGATTGGTTATGTTCGGGAAAAGGAACACAAGAGGCGAGAATACCAAAGATAGTACTGGGATGAATTTCGCATTGAGTATATTTGACCATATTGTTATTATGAATATATTGTTCTTTTGTTTTCATTGCAATCATAGAGAAATTTTGTTCTTCGGGGTCAATATATTCAACAACAGAATTTGGCAAGACACAATTTGTTAACAAATCATTCCAACAAATTTCATCGTTGGATAATTTAAGAATATCTTGTTGAGTTAATAAGGCTTTATTGTTTTTGACACGTAAGACAGGTCGAGATAATCTTCCACCATCATTACATACTCTAATTTCCATTAGTTTATAATCGAAAATGATTGATGTGTAAATATTAATGATTCCTTTGTATTTTTTTTCTTTAATTTCTTCGTATAATTCTTGAGGATTATCAGAAACACCTACCCATGAACCGTTGATGAATACTCTTACTTTACCAAATAAATCGATTGGTTTGATATCGGGGTTATCAAGTCGGGTAATATAAGGTAGGATATATTCATATAAGGAATTACTGTTTGTTGGGATGGTGATATGAGATAAATAACATAGATTTTTGACAAGACCTATGGATTGACCTTCAGGTGTTTCGACTGCACATAAGAATCCCCAGGTGGTATTATGTAATTTTCGAGGAGCAATTAATTCTCCACTTTTTTCAATTGGTGTATTGATACGACGCAAATGACTTAAACTAGCCACATAAGTCAATCTATTTAATACTTGAGCTACTCCTACTTTACTACTATTACTTTGTTTGATACTGAAATCACCGGTAGATAAGGCACGGTTGATACCATTTTCGATGGTGGTAGATTTCATGATTTTATATATATTGGTCATATTTAAGATATTTTCATAGTCGTCCATAGAACGCCAAGAGCCGTTGTTTATTTCACGTACGATTTGTTTTTGCATTTCTTTAACTAATTTATTGAAATAATTTCTGTAAAGATTATTTAAAAGAACGCCTGTCAAATCGATACGCTTGTTGACATATGAATCACGGTCATCTGGTGCCATCCATCCAAAGGATACCATGATTAATTTTCTTGCCATATAACCCAATAAATATAATTTTTCGACTTTTGTTTTACAATGAGGGAATAAATCGTTATTTAGAACATCCACTGTAAAGTCATGTTTTTTCTTTGAACCTTTTTCTTTATCCATATTGATTGGAGTATAGGCTACATACGATGTAATATGTCTTAATGCATCTTCTTTGTTTATATATTTATTAGCATCGATGATGGATGCTTGTAAAAAGTCCAGCATTTCTTTATTTATTTTATTATCTACATCTAATAATATGTATTCACAAATCTCTTTATCACTGGTAACATCGAGTGCACGAAATAATGTAAATAATTCTATGGGATTTCTTATACGAGGAATACTTACATACATACCATGTCCAAATCCATTATTTTTACTAGCAATCATCATTTCAATTTGTTTAGGAGATATACATTTGAAGTCAGGGATGGATTTTATTTCAGCGAACCAAGACCATTTAGTTGTATTTTTTCCATCAAAACAATAAACACGGTTTTCGGCGGCACGTTCCTGTCCAATGACTGTTTTTTCTGACCCTTTAATAATAAAGTATCCTCCACAATCCATGGGACATTCACCGACGACTAAAGGATTTATATGATTATTTTGAGTTAGAACACAAATACTTGATTTTAACATTATGGGCATTTTTCCAATATTTATTTTAGGTAAAATTTTTGTGATTGTTTTTGGATTATCCATATTTTCACTGTTACGAACAATATACTCTATTTTGATGTCAACCGTCATGGTGCTTGCATATGTAAAATTACGTAATTTAGCTTCATGGGGTAACATTGTTTTTGTAGCTCCATTGTTTTCGTGAATTTGTGGTGGGTATAATTTAAAATTTTCAAATGAAATCGACACTTCTAGTAAATATTTATCTAATTTCTCCACGTAATCATTTTCAGAATGAATTCTGACTGGATTAAACATTTCTATCGTACGCTGTACTTGATAATTTATGAAATGATTATATGATTCAATTTGATGTCTTACTAGACGCTCCAAATGTTTTCCTTTGAAATAAGATTCTATCAGGTGATATGGTTCTTCGACATAATCTCCAAGATGAGATAATACTTCTTCCCCTTCATTTGACGTAGTTTCAGACAATTTCTTTTTTAATTTAGTCATTTCATCTTCATGACTGATTAATTTTTGAATTGTTTCCACAGATGTTTCGGATTTCTTATTGCGTTTAATCTTAATGATAGTTTTACCGATTGACGCCATTTTAAATTTAATTTTGGTCAAATACTTATTATACTTTATTCTATGATTCTATATTATCTAATCAATTTTTTATATTTTTTTTTAATATAATTAATTGTGGTGATAATTGTGATAATTGAAAAGATTAAAATATGATGTATTTTGTATTTTGTATTTTGTATTTTGTATTTTGTATTTTGTATTTTGTATTTTGTATTTTGCTGAACTTTTTTGAATGAAAAAAAATCATTTTCTTTATTTTTATTTTTCACCTTCTCTCAATATATGTTCTTTGATAAAAACCTGATCGATTTCGAAAATATTGGGTAAAAATGTAAAATATCCAATGTACATTATGACAATATAACTAAATCTTGCATGGAATATTGTATCATTTCAAGATAAAATCTAACAATAATGTAAATGCAAAAGAGAAAAAGTTCTGTTATAAATACATCAAATTACAATAATAATAATCTAGGGTCATCGTTAAAACCTATTTTAGAATCGTATTTAGCAATAAGGTCTTTACCACTTGAACAACAAGGTTCGTCAACCGGAACCGGGGCAACCGGAGCCGGGGCAACCGGAGCAACCGGAGCAACCGGAGCAATAGGGTCTACAGGTGGGATAGGACCAACTGGAGCAATAGGGTCTACAGGTGGGATAGGACCAACTATTAATACTGGTGCCACAGGTGAAACTGGAGCAACCGGGGCAACCGGAAAAACCGGGGCTACCGGAGTAACAGGAGCGACTGGAGTAACAGGAGTAACAGGAGTAACAGGAGCCACAGGAGCAACCGGAGCAACCGGGGCTACCGGAGTAACAGGAGCGACTGGAGTAACCGGTGAAACCGGAGCAACCGGAGCAACCGGAAAAACCGGGGCTACCGGAGTAACAGGAGCGACTGGATCAACTGGAGCAACCGGGTCAACTGGTCCAACAGGAATGACAGGAGCAACCGGTGCAACAGGAATGACAGGAGTAACTGGAGCAACCGGAGCAACTGGAGCGACAGGAGCAACCGGGTCAACCGGTCCAACAGGAATGACAGGAGCAACCGGAGCAACTGGAGCGACTGGAGCAACCGGGTCAACCGGTCCAACAGGAATGACAGGAGCAACCGGTGCAACAGGAATGACAGGAGTAACTGGAGCAACCGGAGCAACTGGAATGACAGGAGTAACTGGAGCAACTGGAGCAACTGGAGCAACCGGTTCAACAGGAGCAACCGGTTCAACAGGAATGACAGGTGCAACAGGATCAACAGGTGCAACCGGTTCAACAGGAATGACAGGGATGACAGGGATGACAGGATCAACAGGTGCAACCGGTTCGACAGGAATGACGGGAATGACGGGAATGACCGGTTCAACAGGGATGACAGGATCAACAGGATCAACAGGTGCAACCGGTTCAACAGGAATGACAGGGATGACAGGAACAACAGGTCCAACCGGTTCAACAGGAATGACGGGAGTGACCGGTTCAACAGGAATGACGGGAGTGACCGGTTCAACAGGAATGACAGGTGCAACCGGTTCAACAGGAATGACGGGAATGACAGGTTCAACAGGAATGACAGGTGCAACCGGTGCAACTGGTTCAACAGGAATGACGGGAGTGACCGGTTCAACAGGAATGACAGGTGCAACAGGATCAACAGGTGCAACCGGTTCAACAGGAGTGACAGGAATGACAGGAATGACAGGTGCAACAGGATCAACAGGTGAAACCGGTTCAACAGGAATGACAGGGATGACAGGGATGACAGGATCAACCGGTGCAACTGGTTCAACAGGAATGACGGGAGTGACCGGTTCAACAGGAATGACAGGTGCAACAGGATCAACAGGTGCAACCGGTTCAACAGGAGTGACAGGAATGACAGGAATGACAGGTGCAACAGGATCAACAGGTGAAACCGGTTCAACAGGAATGACAGGGATGACAGGGATGACAGGATCAACCGGTGCAACTGGTTCAACAGGAATGACGGGAGTGACCGGTTCAACAGGAATGACAGGTGCAACCGGTTCAACAGGAATGACAGGAATGACAGGGATGACAGGGATGTCAGGATCAACAGGTGCAACCGGTGCAACCGGTTCAACCGGTTCAACAGGAATGACGGGAGTGACCGGTTCAACAGGAATGACAGGTTCAACAGGATCAACAGGTGCAACCGGTTCAACAGGAATGACGGGAATGACCGGTTCAACAGGAATGACAGGAATGACCGGTTCAACAGGAGCGACAGGAGCAACAGGAGCAACAGGGGCAACAGGGGCAACAGGAGCAACAGGAGCAACAGGAATGACAGGAGAGACAGGAGAGACAGGAGCAACAGGAGCAACAGGGGCAACAGGGGCAACAGGAGCAACAGGAGCAACAGGAATGACAGGAGAGACAGGAGCAACAGGAGCAACAGGAATGACAGGAGCAACTGGAGCGACAGGATTAACAGGATCAACAGGAGCAACAGGAATGACAGGAGCAACAGGAATGACAGGAGCAACAGGAGCAACAGGAATGACAGGAGCAACTGGAGCGACAGGATTAACAGGATCAACAGGAGCAACAGGAATGACAGGAGCAACTGGAGCAACAGGAGCAACAGGAATGACAGGAGCAACAGGAATGACAGGAGCAACTGGAGCAACTGGAGCAACAGGAATGACAGGAGCAACTGGAGCAACAGGAGCAACAGGAATGACAGGTGCAACAGGAATGACAGGTGCAACAGGAATTACAGGAATGACAGGTGCAACAGGAATTACTGGAGCAACAGGAATGACAGGAGCAACAGGAGCAACAGGAATGACAGGAGCAACAGGAGCAACAGGAATGACAGGAGCAACTGGAGCAACAGGAATGACAGGAGCAACTGGTGCAACAGGAATGACAGGTGCAACAGGAATTACAGGAGCAACTGGTGCAACAGGAGCAACAGGAGCAACAGGAATGACAGGAGCAACTGGTGCAACAGGAATGACAGGTGCAACAGGAATTACAGGAGCAACTGGTGCAACAGGAGCAACAGGAATGACAGGAGCAACTGGTGCAACAGGAATGACAGGTGCAACAGGAATTACAGGAGCAACTGGTGCAACAGGAGCAACAGGAATGACAGGAGCAACAGGAGCAACAGGAATGACAGGAGCAACTGGTGCAACAGGTGCAACAGGAATTACAGGAGCAACTGGTGCAACAGGAGCAACAGGAATGACAGGAGCAACAGGAGCAACAGGAATGACAGGAGCAACTGGTGCAACAGGAATGACAGGTGCAACAGGAATTACAGGAGCAACTGGTGCAACAGGAGCAACAGGAGCAACAGGATCAACAGGATCAACAGGAATGACAGGAGCAACTGGTGCAACAGGAATGACAGGTGCAACAGGAATTACAGGAGCAACTGGTGCAACAGGAATGACAGGTGCAACTGGTGCAACAGGAATGACAGGTGCAACAGGAATGACAGGAGCAACAGGAGCAACTGGAGCAACTGGTGCAACTGGTGCAACAGGAGCAACAGGAATGACAGGACCAACAGGTGTTTTTAGTAGTTTAAATTCCAGTTCATTAACTTTTCAAGGTGCAGTAACATTTCAAAGTTCAATTGCAACAAGTTTAGTATTTGAATCAGTTACCGGTTATACAGGAACAAACAATTCATATAGTTTAAATTATAATGCATCAAGTTCTATATACACAGTGAATGCCCCAACTGCGGCTCCGTCATTAACAGTCACTGGTATTCCAATAGACATTACAAAAGCGTATACCTTTTCAATCGTGAATAGTTATGTTAGTGGAGCAACAAGATATAACTTTGGAAATATAATAATTCAAGATGCAAGTTTAAATTATATAGCCGGTTCAACTTCTACTAGTGCTATTGTACCATATTTTAATGGTGGACCTCCTTCATCTACTGCTACCACACCATGTTTAGTAAGTCAATCGTTTTCAGTGATAACTATTTATGGTATAAGATATGTTATTTCTAACGTCAGTACTTTATCTCAGACATAATAACAATGATTTCCTTTATATTGCTCTTCTTTGAGGTGAGTGAGATTTTGTAGTCAATTATTTTTTGTTTATATTGAAACCCGATGTAACAGTAGAGAAAAAAATGATATAACCCGATGTATTCAATAAATAAAGTGCTTGTGCTTATTTAAAGTGCAATAAAAAAATGATATAAGAACTCGTATGTAATAATACTAGATTCCCATGCAATCGTTAGACATCGTATGAACTCCCGATTATGAATAAACACCCCTACGGGGTTTTATTAATTGATTCTTCATGCCTTTAGGGCGCGAAGAATTTACCACTGCATCAGATATAATCTATACCAACATCATTATATGAATTAACGAATATATTTACGCTTTCGATGACTCTTTTGTTTTATGTATTTGCCGGCCTTTGTTTTATAATTCCTGTACGTCTTTTGAATCTTTCTTGCGGAATATTCAAAATCATCCATATAAGACAATTCATATAATTTACCTTCCGTTCCTTCTTGACAATGAGATGCTGAGACATGACTTCCCTTATGACGAAATACCCCATCTGATACCACTGCTTTCAATCTCGGTTTATTTGCATCAAGTATCAAAAAATATCTATTTGTTCCATTTATAACATCCAATATATATTCATATCTTATATAACCACCATTGTTAATACTAATACTTCTAAGATTTAATAGGGGGTGTTCTTTAATAATATTTTCAGGTCTCATAGTATTTGCTTCTCGACATTCATAAAAAAGAGAATTTCTTGGATTGTTTACATCAACCAAATTCTCCAATGTAGATTTTTCAAATGTAACAATAGTATCTTTAAATTTAAACGCTACTAAATCAGGATTTTCTTTCATTAATTCAATTAAAGATTCAGGACCAAATGGATTTGATGTATCATGAGCTTTCGAACTGAATGAAATATTATTTTGAATTGTTGTTTTTATATTATCAATTGGTTTTGGTGAAGGTTTATATATTTTTGGTGAAGGTTTATGTATAAATGTATCGTATTCCCAGGTGCCATCGTCTGCATTCCCATTTATGTATGTCAATGTTCCATCACCATTCCTTTTATCATCTTCCCAGTTACCCTCGTATATATCTCCATTTTTATAAGTCATTTCTCCGTAACCATTCCTTTGGTCGTCTTCCCACTCACCCTCGTATATATCTCCATTTTTATAAGTCATTTCTCCGTAACCAATCTTTCTATAATTATCCCACTCACCATCGTATATATCTCCATTCTTATAAGTCATTTTTCCTTTGGGAATTATATAATTCGGATAAATATTCAAATCATCATGCATATGTTTATGCTCACCTTTGTATATATCTCCATTTACAAAAGTCATTTTTCCTATTCCATATTCAACGGGAAAATTATGATAACCCTCTACAAAATTATAAACAAACCATTTACCCTCGTAAATATCTCCATTTTTAAAAGTCATTTTTCCTTTTCCCACAGAATTACCTTTCCACTCACCCTCAAGTTTAATTCTAATTCCAATTTTATAAGTCATTTTTCCTTTGCCGTATTTTACATCATCTTTCCACTCGCCCTCGTATTTATTACTCGAACAAGTCATTTTTCCTTCGCCATGTCTTGAATCATTTCTCCATTCACCCTCGTAAGTCATTTTTATGTTTATGTCACTACTTTCATAAGTCATTATTCCGTGACCATTTCTTATGTTGTCCTTAAGTATTCCTACATATACACCTACATCAAATCTTCTCCGCAGGTTAGTTTTATATATTTTTGTTTGAACGAGGTCTTCATCTTCATCAATCTTTATTTTATTTGTAACGGACCGCGTTTCGGACCCTCCTTTTTTTCGTTGATTTTTTTTTCTACTAGACATATTTGAACTTGATATATATACATACATAAATTTTTTCATATCTCTATATGCCACTTTTATAATTTCTTCTTATAATATATATAAAAAGGAATAAAATTAATGATCCAAGATATTTAAGTATCATAGAAAATGTAGAATATAAATCTTTATATGGTTCTCGCGAAGAAGTATGGAGTCGATTTGTATATAAAACAAATGGTAATCTAACGAAAGATGACTTGGTTTTAGGAAAAAACGAAAAAATAATATCTAAACGATGTCAAGAGCAATGTAAACAAAATTTGACGAAACTTAGAATTAAAAAAATAGCTTCTTTAGATAAAGACAAAGAACAAGAACAACTATAACACAGAACAAAATACTTTTTTTTGAAGTGATTTTTCATTTCATCATTGGAGATATAAATCTGGGTCTTAAATACATATAATTACACACTTTATTAATGTCTTATTTCGGGTATCAGATATTAATTCACACATACATATTTCAAAACCTATACGATACCATATAATTTAATGATTTCAAGTTCTTTTTGGTACAATTTTTTTGCTTCTTCTTTTTTGTTTCTTTTTGGTTGACGATGTTCATATCCATGAATTCTTTCATATTTTATTAAATCCCAGGTTGATAATATATTTGGTACTATTTCATTAAACCATGCTTTATTTCTTGGTACCAATACAATTGAAATTTCATCCACATACCAATATAAAGTTTCATATAATGAGAAATCGTCCGACAGTTTTAATTTCATATCATCAATCCAGGATGCGACCATTTCAGGAGAATATATAAACGATATTGGCATATAATGATAATACGGTTTAGAACCAATTTCCGTTTTTGAAACAAAATATAATATTACGCCTTTAAAGGAGGTATCATGATGAGAATAGAAATCTTCTTCATTATCAAATTCTTTTATTCGCGTTTCAATAAAATCACATTCATTTAAATCACATACTTCCATTTGAATCTGCATTTGCATCCAATAAGCTTCTAATGGAATTCCGGTTATATCTCGATTTACAATATTCTTGACCTCAATCATTCTACCAAAACGGGGATTATTAATATCTATATTAATTCCATCAGGTGATGCACCCAAACAATAAATAGTCGGATGTTGTAGACAACCAAAATCTTCAATTGTTGTATTATACATGTATTCATAAATCATTATGGAAACCGGTTCATACTTATTCCCCCAATGCATAGGAGAATTAACATTAACTGAATTAGAATTGAAAATAACGAGTGGTTTACATTTTTCATAGATTAAACTGTTTATTTTTGCATCAGAACCAAGTAATTTGTCAATGTTACTAGCAGTTAATAAATTATGTCTGTATTCATACCATTCTGTTGTACGTTGTTCAGGTTGAAAACAAGTACGTATTCTCTTTATTTTTTCTACTAATACTTCCTTATCTTGACTTTCGTTTATAATGAGAGTATTTTTATAAGATCGTGGTAACTTCATAATGGTATCAACATAATTATTTATCCTTTCTTGAACAAATGTATAAATCTCGTCAAAATGTGTGTCAAATTCTTTTAAATCTAAAAAATATGAACATGCTTCAACCATTTCATTGGTCAATGACTCGGTTAAAATTTCAATAAATCGTGGATTTGAAATCACTTTAATATCTGAAAAATAATCAAAAATACATTTGTTTATCTCATTATCCATGTCCAATAAATCATCTTCGGATAAAGAATGAATGAATTCAGATTCTTCTTCATCTCTTTCGGATGAAGAATCCGATGAATCCGTATCCATAATTTCTGTATCAATAAAATATGGGTCAGATGTATAATCAGTCATTTCTGTTATTAGATATAATATAATAAATAACTTTAAATCAATTTTTTTATAAAGTTATTGTAAAAATTGATTCATAATTATAAACATAAATTGAATATACATAAAATAACATGATGAAAAAAATAGATCAATCGAAATATTTAGTAGAAATATCAAATCAAATTGCGTTAGGAAAACCAATTTCACATATTTTGAATTATAAACTGTCTATAGAACCAACATGTAAAGAACACACCTTGGCTATACAGAAAATGATTTACGATACAATTTGTAGTGAACAAACGAAACAAGTTGAGACAATGCCTCATTATTTTGTTACGATTTTTGTCCATTGGTATATGCCTTCATCTGAACCGACGTGTGAATATTTCTATACAACTTGTGGCGGTATTTACAGTGATAACGCAATTAAAAAACATACACGTATATTGTTTAAAGATATAATATCACATATTCGAAAAAAATATCCTGAATATGGAATTTGGGAGTTGACCTATAGTTTAACAAAAAAAATGGATGCTTTAACTTTATAATAATTCATTTATTCATTTACCTTATTACATCTACCTGTAATTGGATTCCGAATTTTCCCATCTATACATTCTTTGATACTTTTAATTTTTTTTATTGTGTTACATCTACCAGTAATTGGATTTCGAATTTTTCCATCACTACATTCTTTGATACTTTTAATTTTTTTTATTGTATTACATCTACCTGTAATTGGATTTCGAATTTTTCCATCACTACATTCTTTGATACTTTTAATTTTTTTTTTTGTATTACATCTACCAGTAATTGGATTTCGAATTTTTCCATCACTACATTCTTTGATACTTTTAATTTTTTTTTTTGTATTACATCTACCAGTAATTGGATTTCGAATTTTTCCATCACTACATTCTTTGATACTTTTAATTTTTTTTTTTGTATTACATCTACCAGTAATTGGATTTCGAATTTTTCCATCACTACATTCTTTGATATATTTAATTGGAATAGGGTCTTTCTTAATTTTGATGGATTTACTCATACTATATTTGATTGCTGATTTGATATCGTGATTGAATTTTTTGGTCATTTTATTGTAGAAAGATTTTGGTTTATTAAATTTGGAGATATTATGAACCGAAAGTATTTCTTCATATTTTATCATTAATTCATCAATTTCAATTCTTTTGTAGTGATTAACCGATGTCATTAAATAAAAAAGGCTTTTGAGGCTACTATATAAACTAGGTGTAATCAAATGTTCTGTAGTATCCAAAACAGCTTGAAAACCTAATCCTAAACCATAAATATCCATCGTTTCAAAATATTTGAGCATGAATGTTTCATGATTCGTTTTATCTAGGTCAAAAAGGATGAATTGGGAATAATCTTCCAATTTTTTTCTTTTAGTCGTTAAGTTGTCAGACACCCAGGTCAATTTTTTGGCAAAACGCTCTAAGTAAGCCATTTTGTTTTCTTGATTCATATTTTTTATTCCATCATATCTATCCTTGTTCAATAAAGCGCTTTCAAAAGGAAACGACCAATGATTCAAATTGTATTCATACCTATTTATTCTACATTTAGACATAAGTTTAAGAATTGAATTCATCATACCGAAGTCAATAAAATTGCATCTATTTTTTATCTGACTATAAACAACGTTTTGACCTTTTAGATCGTGATGTACAATATTATGTTTTATCATATTTTTTATTCCTAATAAAAGCCTATATGATTCGGACCAAAATTTTTTAATTTTATTACAATTTTCAATGGATTTGGGTATTGTTGCCATATAATCAGCGTATTGGATTAGATTTAGACCACCATCTTTCATAATAATCAAAGAATAATCATTGTAATTTTGTATTATTTTAGCTCCCAATTTATTGCATTTTTTTATAGCGTTTTTATTAACGATATCATTTTTTACTTCACAAAAGCTTGGTTTACCAAGATAAAAATCAGCACGTCTATCAGCCTGGGACATTAACTCATATTCATTTAATTCTTTTATGGCGTCTTTTTTCAAAAGAATTTTTGAAACTTTATTTTTATAATTGATACTTTTTGAAGAATTGCATCGTAAAGTTGGATTATGTACACATCCGTACGTTCCTTCACTCAAATATAAAGGGATTTCATTTGGTGTCATATATAGATATGAAGATATATTATGTGATTCAACAATAGGATAAAACAATGATGCAGTAATTTTTTACTGCATCATTACTTATGATATAGAATGTAATAAATCACTGTATAGACATAATGCTTCCCTAAATCAGTCAATTGCCTTGGGAGGGAGGATAGAAAATAAATAATACATCAGACGCAATACATAAAATGTTTCTTGCATATGAGTTTTTCAATATTATTAATTTTATAAACACATTTCTTTATATCGCTTTTTATATATCGATTATTTACCGTTATTTGATAGGAGAAAAGTTAAAGTTGATGTTTTTCAGACGTACGTTTTGGTGTTAAAGAATTAATAGTAGAAACTCTTTTTTTGTCAATATTTTTTAATAAAAACGTACAATTCAATGGTTCAAAATGAAGTGATGGGATGGTAATAATTTCATTTGTTTCTTTATCATAATTTAAATCTTTTTTATTTTGTAATTTATTTCTTACTAAACAATCATTGAAGAATGCCAATAAGACATTTACATATTTTTCATGAATTCCTATTTCTACAATGTATTTATGAGCAAAAACATTTAATTTTTGTATTTTGATAGACCTATCTAATTTATTCCATGTTTCAGTTTTATTGTGTTGTTTTTCATTTTCTAATATTCTGTCTAGATTAACTTCTGTTGTAGATAACATGATATCAAACATATCACTACTGTTTTGATAATAATTTTTTCGTTCAGTTTTCTGAGATTGAACTTTAGGTTGAACTTTAGGTATAATTTCATTTGTAGCAAACATGTTTTAGTTGTTTGTCTTTATGTTATATTATAACATATATTGTTTATATGCTTATATTATATTGATTATATTGTATATTATGACAGACATAGATACAACAACAAAAAGTTTTTTGATAAAACCTGAATGTTTGAATAAGAAAATAAATACCAACAAGGTAAAAAGAAAAAGACTTGTTTCAAATACAGAAAAATGGAAATCGACTGTATCAGATAATTGTTATACAAGTCAGTTTGATTATATTAGTGATATTTCTAATATAAATCATTTAGTAATGAGACAAATTAAACAAAAAATAATTGGTTATAAATCACAGGATCAAAAAAAAGGAAAATATTGTTGCGAAAAATTCATTGATTATGAATTTGTAATAAATCTATTTCATTCGTCTTTAACAAAATGTTTTTACTGTAACGAATTAGTATCTATCCTATACGAGGATTCTTGCGATCCAAAACAATGGACAATTGAAAGAATTGATAATGATATGGGACATGATAAAGATAACGTCGTCATTGCGTGTTTAAATTGTAATTTAAGAAGGAGAACCATGTATTTCCAGAGATACGTAATGACAAAACAATTAATGATTGTGAAAAAATAGAGATTTATATTTTCGGAATATTTTAGAATAATATGTATTTTATATATACAATCATGATTTTTTTTGAAATTGTCTTTTTGTTGATAATTGTTATAATAATAATTCTTACAATATACTACAATAAAAAAATTAAATTTTCACATATGATATCAAATCAATCGATGATTCCACTAAACATATACCAGACATGGTATACTAAAAACCTGCCTCCAAAAATGAAAGAATGTGTTGATTCAATCAAATACAATAATCCCGAATTCAATCATTATCTGTTTGATGATGAAGAATGTAGAGAGTTTCTTAAATTGAATTTCAATATTGATGTCTTATATGCCTATGATACAATGATACCTGGAGCATATAAAGCCGATTTATGGCGATATTGTATTTTATACAAACAAGGTGGGATATATTTAGATATAAAATACAAATGTGTTAATGGATTTAAATTCATTTCATTGACTAATGAAAAAGAATATTTTGTAAGAGATTTATATGATTCAAATAGTAATATGGCAATATATAATGCATTCATGATTTGTCAAGCCGGTAATGAAGTTATGTTGAAATGCATAAATGAAGTAGTAAAGAATGTACGAAATAGATTTTATGGACTATCTTCATTACATGTTACGGGACCTAGTATGATGATAGATTTTTTTACACCATATCAGAAACAAAAAATAAATTATTTATATCATCATAGCGAAAAAGGGAAATATTATATAGTTCACAAGGATAAGATAATATTGATGGTATATCCAGAATACAGATATGAACAACGTAAAAATGAAAAAAATAAACATTATTCAATACTATGGAAAAATAAAGCCATTTACATTAATTAAGATATATAATAACTAAAAGTGTTTGATTTCATAACATTACATTTCTTCTTGGTAAATATAAATTTATAGAAACTTGATTTTAATTTTCATATTTAATTTCTACCAAGAAAGAAAATAATCTGTAATAATCTGTAATAATCTGTAATAATCTGTAATAATCTGTAATAATCTGTAATAATCTGTAATAATCTGTAATAATCTGTAATAATCTGTAATAATCTGTAATAATCTGTAATAATCTGTAATAATATGTAATAATGAAAATGTGTTTGATTTCATAACATTATGTTTCTTCTTGGTAAATATATTTTTATAGAAACTTGATTTTAATTTTCATATTTAATTTCTACCAAGAAAGAAAATAATCTATAATAATCTATATTAATCGAGAGATTAATGTATTAATAATAAATGATGTATACGACGAACAATAAAACAACTTAAAGGTGTCCCAATCTAATTATAAAACCAATGATTTTAAAAAACAAAATAAATGATGCATTAGTTGAGAAATTGGATTACTTTTTGAAAACCAAGAAGATACCGAATATTATATTTCATGGTGCATCCGGTAGTGGCAAACGAACAATTGTTAACAAATTCTTATTAGACATCTATAATGGCGATAAATTAAAATTAAAATCAAATATTATGATAGTAGATTGTACTCAAGGAAAAGGTATAAAATTCATTCGTGAAGAATTAAAATTCTTCGCCAAGACAAATATTCATTATAATGATAATGATAATGTCATGTTTAAATCAATTGTATTATTGAATGCCGATAGTCTAACAATTGATGCTCAATCAGCATTGCGAAGATGCATCGAACTATTTAGTTACAATACACGTTTTTTTATTGTTGTAGAAAATAAACATAAATTATTGAATCCAATTTTGTCACGATTCTGTGAAATTAACATTTCCGAAAACACAGATTGTGATGGAAAACTTATCAATTTCCATAAATATAATATAGATAACAAGATTAATAATTTACAGATTAATCATAATATTAATATAAAATTGGAAAACAAAATGCGACAATGTGCTATTTTAGGAAAAAATAGTTTACCAAATATAATAAAATTTTCAATCGAACTTTATGAAGATGGTTTCTGTGCCAAGAATATCATAGATAATTTATTTGATTTTGACCTTGATATTGAGATAGACAAAGATATATTAGTCTTGTTTTATTACAAAATAAAAGATGAATTTCGTTGTGAAAAACTGCTATTTTTTTATATTCTGAAATTTCTATATTTTGAACCAACAAGTTCAAATGAAACATTAAAAAATATGTTACTAATTTAATATGGACGATTTTGTGATATCAAACTTACATGAAGCAAAAAATGAATGGTGTAGTCGCCTAGTTAGTATATTTTCACCTTTAGTTATTGAAGGTATTAAATCAATATTTAATGAATCGTGGCAAATGTGTTTGGATAGCGGTGAAACCACTAAATATCTTATGACATTTCAAAATCTATTATCACGAGTTCCTAAATGGAATTCCATTATTATAGAAGAAGAGAGAGTTCGGATTATTGAAAGAAGTGGTTGTAATTATTTAGAAGATCTAATAACATGTGTTCATATTATTCAATTAAAAGTATTGACATGCATTCGTGTTGGTAATAAACAAAAACAAATTGATATATCAATTCCAAAACTAGATTCATTTATTCATAAAATTTATATACATGTGGCTAGGAAAATTTACATGAATGTTTATTTATTTGAAAAAAATATTGGAGCTCTTCAAATGCAAAAAAATGGTCGTGAATTAGAAATGATTGTTCAAGAATGTATTATGACTACTATTCGTGAAAGTATACCAACTGAAGATATTATTCGTGCATATATGGATGAATCAATTGAACATGAAGAAACGGTTACATTTGAAGAAGTTGAAAATCCTGTATCAACCGAATCTATTGAGAAAGTTCCAGAAATAAGTAACGACGATTTCATTCCTACTATGGGTATAAAAAATAAAGATGAAGAAGAGATTACCACACGTTTAAAATTTAATGATTTTGATAGTGTATTAGACGAAATGAATTCAATTGGAACAGTAAACGCCCCGAAAACGATTGAACGATTAGAAGATATTAGTACAACACAGACGTTACAAAGAAAATTGAGTGAATTAGATGATGATGATGAGGAAGATAAAATAAAAATTCATACAGATTCAGTTAGTTTAAATGATATTTTGGATATGAATGAAAATGATAACCCTGAAATCATCGAAGATATTTCTTTATTTGATGTTGAAGAATTGAATTAGTATTTTTTCAAATACCAAGATATATATTTATTTTTGACAAAGAATATAAAAAATTGATTTAAAAACAATTTAAATTAATTCTACAACACGACACAATTCATTCAAAAATAAATTTTAGTAAACATGGTATACAAATACTATATTTATCAACAAAATTCTTCAAATAATTCATCTGTTTCACAATCTACTCAGATTATAATTGGAATAGTATTTGCATCCTTATTTGGTTTAGTACTATTTATCTGTATTATAAGATGCATCTGTTGCAACAGTCATATTCAGAGACAAAATACAATACATACCCCTGAAACAAATGTAGCACCTGGTAGTTATACCATAGATATTATTCATACAAATAGATATTAAACTCTCGTCTCCCGTAGCCATCACCTTCAGTATCGGGAGATTAGACATTCTCCCGACACAAATCGTGATAAATAGCTTAAATTAGTAATAAAAATAAAAAAATATAAAAAAATGATAATAGAAATATAAAAAAATGACAATAAAATGATATAAAAAAAATGATATTATTTTTACTTCTTTTTGTTGCGGATATGGAAAAATGAATGAGCAAACATCTATAAATCAAATATTAGCCGGTATTGAACATTACGACTTATATGATCCTTTTGTTGTAGATAAAAATGTAATAGTTTTACAACCAAATTTATTCGAACAACCAAAACTATATCAAAATAAAGAATGGTTTCTTATAAAAGCGGAAGATATTATTAAGGTTTAGTTAGCCGATTCCACTATATTTATTTTCAATGTCTATATTACATATTGCGTTTATTTCCTATTATGAATATTCGTTTTAATATTATATGAACCATTTATTTATAATTCCTGTATTATGTACAATAATCTTTTGTTTAGCAAAAATTATTGAAAAGAAATTTTCTAAAAATGATGATGACGACGATGAAAAAAATGATAAATATACATTGAAACTTATTATCCGCGATAGTATTATTGTATTTGCTTCGACCTTACTAGCTAATTTTATTGATAGTCAAATACATTCACACTTGAATACTTTATTTAATGTTATTACTGATACAAAGTCATTTCCGGTAGCTGGAAATACTGAAATATTTACAGATGTACCTAATTTTTAATGCCATAATAATGTGATAAATTAATGAAAATCCTATGTAATGAAAAAACACATTAATCTCTACTCGCCAGATGCAATTGGGGAATCACTTCATGATTTATCACTTTATCATTGGAGATAGACATAAATCCAGTCAAGTAATTTATAGATAAACACAGATGTTTTCAAATACAGTCGGTGCTCCGAACGGGAGATGAAAGCTAGGTAAAATATTGGATAAACCAGCAGAGTCGGTAAAAATATATAATCAATATATATATACATCAAATTAATTATGCCTAATTTTAAGCCAGAAATAGTTACCATGAGCGTGTTGATTAAATCGTATGATGATATTTTTTCTAAATTCGGATTAATGATTCTTGTTCTAGATGATGAACACGCCAATCCTCAGAAAATTTCAATATATTTGGATTTGATAGATCATCTAGTTTCAGATCTTACATATAAAGTAGAAAGTGTTCAAAGTGTTGATAAAAAAGAAGAATTGAGTATCATGTTAGGTAACGCTAAACGATTGAAAGAACACGCAACAAAAACATTTTATCCCATTTTTTTGATTAAACCCACCCATTCAACTACTTCTGTAAAAAAACTACCACATCTTTAAACTTTCATCTCCCGTTCGGTGCCCCGGAGCACAGACGGGATTTGAAAACCTCTGTGTCTATCTCAAACGATACACTTAAAAAACGTTCATTGTCTGGAGGATAGACATTAAACTATACTATTCTCATAGCAATTATTATATACATAATGTATATAATATGGAAATGAACTTAGAAAAAACAAAAACGGAACCAGAACCAGAACCAGAACCAGAACCAGAACCAGAACCAGAACCAGAACCAGAACCAGAACCAGAACCAGATACAATGGAAATTAAAAAAGAAATACAAGAAACCGAATTTGAAGAACCATCATCGAATTCTGAACCAGTGATGTTTAGTACATTAATTAAATGGTATGAACATAGTTTTGAGAAATTTGGATGGATGTTTTTGGCGAGAGATTACAATTATCCTATGAAAATAGCGGCTTATTTAGAATCAATAAACCATTTAATTTCAGATATTGAATTGAAAATGGATTTAGTTGATAGTGAAAAAAAGAAGGAATTAGAAATTATGCTTAAAAATAGTATGATATTACAAGCAAACGCAAATGTCATTTTTAAGATGACAACGGGTGGTAAATTAAAACGTACTCGTAGAAAAAAGCACTAATATCGACCTTTCCATGGGATTTTTTTATATCATTATTATATCAATGATTCAACCAATTTTTGGTAGTGGTCTAGTCGGATTTTTGAAAAAGAAAATTTTTACAAGAAAGAAAAACACAAATGTCTCTTTAAAAAGAGATTCATCTATAGAGTCAACTATAGATCAATCTTATGAAAATTACAGAATAAAACGAGAAGAAAAAAAACAAAAATTTAGAATGACATCTCCGAAAAAAACATTCAAAATATTTAGTCAAAAAAAATCTAATTCATCCGTCAAAAAGAAGTTTTATAAAAAAGCGATTAAATACTTGCGAAACTATTGTATTAGTGCGTCAGGGTGTTTGGCATTTGGTGAAGAAAATGATTTGATTAAAACTATTTTTGATAATTTCAGTTTTAAATATACCAATGAAAATTCTGAAAGACTTAAAACATCTGACTCAATAAATGGTTTTCAACACTTAATTCAGTACGATAATGATGGATATAAAACGACGGCGTTATTAAAATCATCTATTGAAGAACAATCAGATAATCTATATTATGAATACTTGGTTGGACAATATATTAATAAAATGAATCTCTTATATCCATGTTTTACGGAAACTTATCATTTATTCTTGAATAAAAGTGACGTTTTTAAAAAAAAAATGATGAAACGTAATGAGAAAACTATTCCGACACAAGAAATTGTGTCAAATTTTGAGATTCAGGATACATCTATGACATTTAAGTTGGCTTGTCAAAAATCAGCAATGTTGGCGATTTTAGTTCAGTATGTCAATAATTCAATTTCAATTAATGATTATTTACACAGTAATGTCAAAAATCGTGATTGTGATTTAACACAAATGTTATTTCAACTATATGGACCATTGGCTATAATAAGTAAAACGTATACTCATAATGATTTACATTTTGATAATATACTTTTATATCAATTAGACCCGGGATGTTATATTGAAATGAAATACAAATATAAATCCCATGAAGTCAAATTTAAAACCCATGTTATAGCAAAAATAATCGATTATGGTAAATCGTACTTTTCCGACGAATCAAGTAGTACTGCCGATATATATAAAAAAGTTTGTAAAGTAAGTACTTGTGGTATAGATAATAAACTTAAAGGTGAAGATTATGACCCTAAAATCGATTGTGGTAGAAAACAAGGGTTTCAACATTTCAACCCAAATCCTTTGTTTCGACGTACAATAGTCAATTCTGTAGCGAATATTAGTTCTGACTTAAGATTAGCACATATGCTTAAACTTCAAGGAAAACAAAAAAAAATCGATTCACTTCTTAAAAAAATCGAATTCAAAGGTCCTTTTTATACTCCTGAAATTGAAAATGTTCAAAACCTTAGAGATGACAAAGACTTACCAAAAATTCGCAACATTATCGAAATGAATTATTCATTGACAAGATTAATGAATGGTGAAAATTTTATAACACAAAATGAAGAAAGATATGAGGGATTTATACTTCTTGGTCAACTCACTATTTATATGGATGATAAAGGAAAAAAAATGATTTTTAAACCTCATTCAATTCCAAAGTTAAACCAAAATAAAACAGCCATATCTAAGAAAAAAATGAAAGTTAAAGTAAAGTCTGAATCGAAATCTAAATCGAAATCTAAATCGAAATCGAAATTAAAGACAAGGATAAGAATAGAATCCAGTTTTAAATTGTAAAACAACCGTCATATATATAAAACTTATAAATATATATATGTTATATGCACCATCTTCATTATCTGGAGGATAGATATTAAACATAACTAGGTAATAGATCAATATCTATTATTTCATTGGTTACCTTTTTCATTTTTATTAAAAATTGCTGGAAAAAGGGGTCTTTCAATTGTTCTTGAGGAGTAGCATTATGTACAGTTCGTGAAATCATTTTATATAATTTGAACCCCGGATATCGTTCATCTCCATTCCGTTTGTAAATAATATTATGTCCTTTATCATCAGTGATCCATTTACGAATAATCTTTCTTAAATTGTATGTTTTTTTATTTGATTCATCATCCATTAAAAAATCATAAACACTACATCCAAGACGACATAAATCAAAACTGGGATTTGGTTTCAATAATGGTTTTGATTCATTCATAAATGGTTCAGAGTTATATTGGGTGGCACCGTCACCGGTGGGGGCAAAACTATCACTATAGAATTGTTTCTTCTGGAATTTATAGATGCTTCTACCAAAATCTATGATTTTATAAATACGTCCATAAGTTGGAACTTTATAATAGTTTTTATTATATCTATACCATAAAAATTTTTTATTTGTTTTTACGTACATGATATTATTTGTATGAAGATCATTATGTGTAAAATCAAAAACTTTTTGATAAGTTATCAAAATCATTATTATTTGAAAAAAAATAGAGGCACCATTTGTATCAGTCACTGCATTTTCGTCGAAAAGTTCATCTAACGTTCCTTCACATTTTTCTAAACAAATCATTTGAACTGGAAAATCATCTACATAGGCAATTGTGTCACCCGTATCATCATCACTTTCATCTGAAGAAGAAATATCATCTTCATCTTCCTCTTCTTTTGCTTCTTTACTTTCAGATGAAGTTGAATAATTTGTTTCACTATCATCTGAATCATCATCCGAATCATACTTTTTAATTTCTAATTCTTCGGTTGATAATATACCATATTCAATACTATTTGATTCTTGAATCTCGTCAATTTTACTCGGATTTATATCAATAGAGTCCAGTACATTAAGGTCTATAATGCAGTCAATATCTATATCGTTATTTTTATTATCAAAAACTATTTTATTTTTTTTTGTTCTTGAATCACCATCCATATCATAGTCAAAATTTTCTAAAGTCACATTTTTACCAATACTCTCCAGAAAAAAAGGTGATGTAGCCAAATATTCTATATCGTCTTCGACATTCATTTTAAATTTATTCTGAATACCAAGAAAAGAACCATAATAATCAATTCCATGGTCGAATTTATGATGATTCAATAAAATACTGGTCAAAAAATTAAAGAAATTATCCACATAAGAAGCGTTATTACACAATGCGATTTTTTCATTCGTCTTGACATTTTCAGATGTTACCGTTGGTAAATGACTTAGATTATTATTTGATAGGTCATATTTACCAATCATGTATCGTATGGGATCTAAAAGTGGGGAGAATTTGATGAATATTTCTTTTTTTATTGTTTCTTGGGTAACAATATTTGTCACTTCATGTAAATTTTTGATTTGATGTAAATGATTCAATGAAATATTATTGTAATTATTACTATTTAAATCGAAAAATTGGGAATAAGTTGGATTATACTGCTGTAAATGAGATAATTTGTAGGGATTAAAGGTTTCAAATTCCTCCTTAAATTCTCCTAAATCAATGATTTTTCTTTTATAATAATTGATACAGAACTTATCAATAGGAGACATTTATAATTAAACAACATCATTTAATGTATCCATATGAACGATTGTATTGTTTCTTCTTGGTATTTGAATATAAAGAAATAGTATTTAATTATTACAATAGAATGAAATTCACCGAGTATCTATTTTTTCTGATAAATATTTATGCCACAATTGCTACTAAATATTGTAAAAATTGTAAACATTATAAAACTGATAGTTTGTTTGATAGAAGACCACCACTTTGTTTAAAATTTCCGATAGAAAATGTTCCGATTGATGCGATAACAGGTTATGAAGTGACTGACAATTTTAATGATAATTTTAATCCAATAGATGGATTCAATTATGACTTTTGTTACATAGCAAGAAACTCACCAAATAAATGTGGAATGAGAGGTAAAAAATATATCGAACAAAAATATTATAGCGTGGAAGAAGAAGACGGTATCCAGATTGAAGAATAAAGTTATTTAAAATGCTTCTTGAGAATATACCAAGAAAAAATAAAAAACATAAAAATTGAAATAAAGTTTATGTTTTTATACACAATACATAAACTTTGAAAATGCGACAACAATTATTCCTATTAGTTTCTCTATTTTTGGATATTATTCAATCCGATATTATACAAGATAATATTCAGAGAGTAAAGGATAAAAATCACGAAAAATACCTCGATGAATTTCAACATCTTTATATTCAAAAAATACCAAGAATAGAAAATAAACGGAATTTTAGCAAAGAAAAAAATAATTATATATCAGATATTCATGATGTAGTAGGATTACGTGAGGAAATAATAGATATGGCAAGACATTTAAGGTTTGAATAACGTTATTGTTATATGAGATTCGCGACTCAATCATTTTTTTTTCTCGTAGAAATAAGATCCTCCGATTCCTTCAAAAATAACCTTATTTTTTATAGATCGACTCATTGTAGCAGGAGATATTTTTTCGATTGAAGCAATTTTTGCAATTGTTTCAAATTCACATAAAACATTGTTATTTATATCTTTTTTTTGGATTTTACAGGCGGTGGATGATGTTCTGTGTTGATTAATTTCACTTTTAGATTTTAATCCATAATATCCTTGTCCTGAACCACCCGACGCCCAAACAGTTTCAAATAGCAAATATTGGCTTTGTTTTAAATATTTTTTCAGTAAATTTTCCTCAATGTCAGAATATCCTTCTTTCATCAAACGTTTCCAATTTTTAAATTCCTTTACTATGGTACTCCATAGTACGGTTCCGTCAGGTGTAAATTCAAAATTGTTGAAAATGAAATTCTCGTGATCAGTTAAAGTTATTTGTTTTTCATATTTTACCGGTTTCAACATGACTCCTGAGAATCCCATGACAATTTGATCCATGTTTTGAACTTTTAATCTATCGGGTTTAAATTTTCGATTCAAATAATCTGTAAATGCTTGAGTAACTTCTCGTTTTGCTTCTCTTGCATACAATCTATATGCCCCAACAATTTGTTTTGATGATACTTCAACATCAGACCTCACAATACAATGACTTTCAATAAACTCATCGAATTTGCTTTGTAATGTCATGTCTCTTTCAATGAGAGGTTTGGATAACGGAACTTCTTCATTGAATTCTGTTTGTGTTGAAGAATCACTCGTCGATATCTTAATATCATTAATAATTGCGTGAGTAGCATCAAATATTTTTTTTCCTTTCAATTGTCTTTCGACAGTGTTGTTAATTTGATATAATTCTAAATCATATATAGTATTTAATACACATATTTTAGCTTCTTCAACATCCATCCTGTAATTTTCACCTTTAACATGAAATATTTCTAATTTATTGTGTATAAAACTCTCAAGATTCCTTAGATTAATATCCCCGCTAATTTCTTTATGAAATATACATTTTCCGTGAGGATGGGTTTGTTTGTATGGCTTGAATCTTGTATGCATTTTGTCAGTCATACCAATCTTTAATAACGGCTCGTTCGAAGTAGTATCTGTATTATATATGTATATGGTAGGCACTTTACAATTTTCAAGACGAATTCGTTCATTTTCATCTTTTTGATTTTGTAATTGTTCCTCAGAATCCGTTAAAATAGTTTTCAATTCTATATCATGATTTTGTTTTTGAATTTCTAATTCTATGTCATGATTTTGTTTTTGAGTTTCTAATTGTTTTCTTAATTCATCACTTTCTTCCTCGATTACTTCATGTAATGTCTCCTCTAAATTTATATAGTATTCGTGTATTTTAATTGCTTTTTCTGTTCCAGCTTTCAAACAAAATAATTTGAATGTTTTCACAGTCAACATAAATAACTCTTTATTATTACCACCATGGCTTTTATCTTGCTTAACCTGTTGGTTAAGCAAGAATTTGTAATCTATATCAAGTTTGAAATGTTTTTCTAATAAAATTTTTGCTTTTTGTTTTGTAGTAAAACCAACCCATTTCCATATATTGTCCAAAGCAATTACAAAATCAGTTGCATTACAATTTAAATAGCAGTAAAATGATGTCACAAACATCTGTTGTTCATCTTCAGTAAAACGTTCTTTAATTTTTGTCAGCAATTTACTCTGATATGTGTTTGACAACTTAGTCATGGGGGATTTTTCAAGCAGTTCAACGATATTCAAGGATTCCATACTAGTATATATACTTTATAGCGTTAGTTCTTTATATTGTTCTTTTGTTTTTACTTTTGAGAAGCGAATACAAAAATTATTATTCATTTTTTTGTCTTTTTAATAAATAATGAAATAAAACTCCCTATAAATACCATATAATTTAGAAGAATTATACGTTATAAAATTTCAAAAAAAAATAATTCCAATTATATATGACGTTAGAACTCAAAAAATTTGACATGAGGTCTATTACATTTAGACCAGACGAGAATAAAGGTCCTGTAATTGTCATGATCGGTCGTAGAGACACCGGTAAATCCGTATTAGTACGTGATTTACTTTATCACCACCAAGATATTCCTATAGGCACAGTTATTTCTGGAACGGAAGCGGGAAATGGATTTTATGCCAGTATTGTCCCCAAACTTTTCATCCATGATGAATATAATTCAGTTATTATTGAAAATATACTGCGTCGTCAAAAAGCGGTCCTAAAACAAGTGGTAAAAGAAACTCAAACGTATAAAAAAACCACCATAGACCCAAGAACATTTGTTATTTTGGATGATTGTCTTTATGATGACAAATGGACTCGAGATAAATTAATGCGTCTCCTATTTATGAACGGAAGACATTGGAAGGTATTTTTAGTGATCACAATGCAATATCCTTTAGGAATCCCTCCAAATTTGCGCACCAATATAGATTACGTTTTTATTTTGCGTGAAAATATTGGAGGTAATAGAAAACGTATATATGTAAATTACGCTTCCATGTTTCCGACATTTGAGGCATTTTGTTCTGTGTTGGATAATTGTACAGAGAATTATGAATGTTTAGTGATTAATAATAATTCAAAATCGAATAAATTACAAGATCAGATTTTTTGGTATAAGGCTGAACAAAGAGGTAATTTTAAGATAGGTGCGAAAGAATTTTGGGATTTATCTAAAGATCTTGGTTCGGATGACGAAGAAGAATATGACCCAAATAAAGATAAAAAAAAAGGACAAATTACGGTAAGAAAAACAAAATGGTAATAAAACATATTTATAATGTTAAATAATAGTAATGATGTATAATTTATTTTTCGCATTTTATTTGACTTATAAAAAACGAAAATATGAAAGAAATTATGACAGACATATGAAAGAATATGACAGTTGTAAAAAGTCTGTCAAATAATGACGGGGTTATTTTCTAGGTTATACATACTTTGGTTTTTTACCCTTAAGACTACTTAGTATACTTGTCTTTTTGCTTTACAAGTTCCTTTCTTTGAACCGGATCTTACTTTCCTAAACCCGTTCTTACAACGCGATGAGTAGAGTTTTCTTAATCCAAATGAGGATGAATTTTGTCTACAGTTTCCAGATTTATTTTTACGTGATCCATTCGAGCATCTACTTCTCTTTGCCATTTTATATACTTATAATATATTTTAATATCAAATCGAATTATCATATAAAAATATACAATTATATCATCTCTATAAATCCTCATCCATCTCTATCATCTCATCTTCTAGGATGTTGTATTCATAATCCAAATAAAATCGCATAACTCTATTGGGATGTAATACTTTCTGAATCAATTCCTCGCGTATTATATCCATACGAGATTTGATGAAATTCATATCCAATTCGAAAATACTCGGATTTTGAGATAAACATTTCCAATCCACCCTACCCAGATTTTTCTCCAAAATATGAATCGCATTCGGATTTTTAGATAAACATTTCCAATCCACCCTACCCAGATTTTTCTCCAAAATATGAATCGCATTCAGATTTCTGGATAAATAGTTCCAATCTACTTTATCTGGATTCTTCTCCAAAATATGTATGGCATTCGGATTCATAGATAACCAATCCCAATCTACTTTATCCAGATTCTTCTCCAATAAATGTATTGCATTCGGATTTCTGGATAAATTTACCCAATCTATCTTATCTAGATTTTTCTCCAACATATGAATCGCATTCGGATTTTTAGATAACCAAAACCAATACACTTTATCTAGATTATTCTCTAAAATATGAATGGCATTCGGATTAGAGGATAAACCATTCCAATCTACCTTATCAAGATTATTCTCCAATATATGAATCGCGTTCGGATTTACGGATAAATGACACCAATCTACCTTATCAAGATTATTCTCCAATATATGAATCGCATTCTGATTCCAAGATAAACATTTCCAATCTACCTTATCAAGATTATTCTCCAATATAGAAATCGCATTCTGATTCCAAGATAAATACCACCAATCCACTTTATCCAGATTCTTCTCCAATAAATGAATCGCATTCGTATTAGAAGATAAATACCACCAATCCACTTTATCCAGATTCTTCTCCAATAAATGAATCGCATTCGTATTAGAAGATAATTGAGACCAATTCAATTTATCCAGATTCTTCTCCAATAAATGAATCGCATTCGTATTAGAAGATAATTGAGACCAATTCAATTTATCGAATGGAATCCAATCACGTAGTTTATATAAACTCATTGTTATTTGTTTAATCTTATTATATTTTATTGATTAATGTAATCAATTTTTTATAATGAATACAATATATATTAGAAGAGACCATATATTACAATTATTTTTTTTTTACCAAGAATGATTTTTATGGGATGCACAGATGGATAATAAGAGTAAATAAATAAAATGTAATATAATATAATGAAAGATATTGAAATAGTTTTGGATAAGATAAGAGAAAACTGTATAATTTTGTCCGATGCACATAAACAAAATTACGTTACTTTAAAAAGTACGATAAAATATTATCGTGTTCCTGCAATCATCTTTTCAGCAATGAATGTATTTGCTTCTGTCGGTCTTCAGCCATATATGCAACAAGGATATATCTCATTGATTACTTGTGGAATTTCGTTAACAACAGGTATTATTGTCTCTATTGAATTGTTTAATGATGTTCAGAACATTATGGAAATGGAATTATCGTCAAGTAAAGATTTCTACATTTTATCTATCGACATATTTAGACTATTATCTCTAAGTCGAGAGAATAGAGGAGTAGAAATGAAAAAATTTTTAGATGAAAAATATCAATTGTATTGTGAATTGTTTGAAAAAAGCACATTATTAGATAAAAATATGCTTGATAAACTTGTTCCCATTGATATGTTAATATGTGTCGTAGTTGATGATATACCATCACCAATAACGTACAACCATGAAGTATAATAACATATATTGAAATGCAAGGGATTATATTAAGCTCTACTCTCCCAATGTCATTCTATAGGATAGACATTTTTTCTAAAGGTATTACTAAAGGATATCTTAGTTTTGTTAAAAATCCTAATTTATGTGTACCACCCTTTTTTCTTCGCGTTTGATTATTTTTTCTCTTTAAATAGGAATTCATCTTATATACCATATAACTAAATTTTGAATATTATAATTTCTTGGTCTTCAAAAGGATGAAACACCAAGAAACAATAATCAATAGAGAACAAATCAAAAAATATAGATAATTTGAAATTAATACAAAAAGAAAAGTTGATTCCATTGTTATTTGTTTAATCAAATATTCAATTTTATTTTGACTATCTTTCACATTAAACATTAATCTATTTAAACGTGTCATTAATTCTATATTAATACTTTCAACTATATTTATGATATAATAACCCTTTTTGAGTGATTTTATGACATCACTTTCATTAGATATGTTATCCAAAAAAGTAAAAATGTATTGTAGTGTTGTTTTGTTTTTGAGAGGTGGAACATTATCATAAAAATCGACAATATTGTGTATATTAAAGGTATTTTTATTTTTTTCAGACATTTTCGACAAAGTTGATATTAAGTAAGATTCTTTCAAATTAAAGGGCATTAAATCAAATTTATCAGCAATTTGATTACCACGAGTATTACCATATACAATAATTTGATTATTTTGTTCTATTTTAAAACTTTGACGTATCATATCCGAATTCAAAGTATTTTTAGAGATTGAGTTAGATATATTTTCAATGAATGATGATGATTCAGATAAACAATATTTTAAGGCTAATATATTTTCAATGAATAATTTGTTTTTTGTTGGTATGATATTTAATACATCATAGATTTTGGAACGATTTATTTTTTCATTTTTAAAACAATCCGTATCCATTAATAAATATTTATTGTAAGCAATATTCGATATTTTTTTTAGTTCTGAGTTTTCATAATACGTTTTGATTTGTATGATTGAACAATAATTTCTCCAATATACAAACAAAAAATATAAGGTTATTGAGATTATTTTCATAAAAATTGTGACTATGATGCAATGATAGTTATAACAACATATTTTTTTATGTTGTTATTTTTTTATTTAAACAAAAAAAATTACAATATAGAGATTTAACAATATAACTAGTAATGCATTTGTTTCATCAAATCGTTTTTTTATCTTTTTTTTGTAAAGGATATTCGAAATTTTGTAAAGACTGTCAGTATTATAGAATTGTAAGAGTAAAGAATGATTATAGTGTGATAAGTGAATTATGTGGAGCATATGTAAAGCCTTTAGATGAAGATAATACTTTTGTTAGTGAATTACGTAATGAATATGAAGATGATCATTGGAGTTGTATTGATTCTAGGAGTTCCGAAGATATGTGTGGCATAAATGGCTTTAACTATATGCCAAATTATTTCACTGAATTAAATAAATTACAACATATCGTAAATAAATTAGATAATCTAATACAAATTAATAAAATAATAGACGATAGTGTTTCTGGAGACAAATAGACAAATATATTACCACGAACAATTATTTTTAATCAAACATTGTTTGTATTTGCGTACTATTTCATAACAATTTTCTGAATCCTTATCTTTAAAACATTTGTCAAATTCACATTCTAAATCTCTACATTTATCTATTACTTTGGGGACATGTTCATTATTAATGGGAAAAATACTTCTTACCATAGTACTTGCGATACTCATTCCAATACCATGTCCAAAACCCGTTACTACAGAAGATTTAATAGAAGATGTGGGTGCTTGCTCGGGTGATTTAATTGAACGTGGTTGAGGACTAGGTGGAGGTGCGTTCTTCATTTGAGGTTTTGATATCATATAAATGTGTTATTACTTTTATATTGATTTATATATATCATATTATATTAGGCTCTATTCTCCGAAATAACTGATTCTCAAAATAAATTTCTATGGACAATAATTTCTATGGAAATTTCAAATTTAAACAAAACTAAAAAAACTAGAAAAATTCAAAAAGTTTTAAAAAAATTTAAAAAAAATCAAAAAAAAATCTAAAAAAAATCTAAAAAAATCTAAAAAAATCCAAGAAACGTTTGTAAAAAAATAAAAAAAAATAAAAAAAAATTAAAAAAAAAATTGAAAAAAAAATTAAAAAAAATTTAAAAAAAATTAAAAAAAAAATTAAAAAAAAAATTTAGAAAAAAAATTAGAAAAAATTTGAAAAAAAATTAAAAAAAAATTTAAAAAAAAATTTAAAAAAAAATTTTAAAAAAAATTTAAAATAATTATAACGAATCATAAAAATCACATAAATTGTTTAAATTGAACAATAAATATAAAAAGATGAATGAAGTAGGTTTGAAAACCCTTTTCAAGTATTGTGAAAAAAATTACAATGAAGGTGATATGTATGTCAATAAAATGTCTATCATTATGGCTCATATAAATTTGATTGGAGATATTGACAACTACAATAAAGTTGATAAGATCAAAGAAAAAATTAGAAATTTAAAAAAAGGAGCTAAATATGTAAAGTCAGAGCATGATAAGATTAAAATTGATAAAAGGAATATAGATTATAATAAAGGTGCTCTTTTCTTTAGATCTATTGTATCGAAACTATTTCCTTTGTCAGGTAAGGTCATAGAAAATATTGTTCTCATAAACATTGTTGCTCCCATTGTTGCTCCCATTGTTGCTCCCATTGTTGCTCCCATTGTTGCTCTCATTGTTGCTCCCATTGTTGCTCCCATTGTTGCTCCCATTGTTGCTCCCATTGTTGCTCCCATTGTTGCGGATGTCATTGCTTCAACCGTGAAATTTGATCACATTGCGTATAAAAATGAATGGGTATTGACTTATCAAACTGAAATCGCAAAATTATTAAATGAAAAAAATTCAAATAATATGACTATATTACAAAAATACAAAGACATTGAAACATGTGTGACGGCAAAAAAAATAATAAACATTAAGTTGAGTTCGACTCTTTCAAATCTCTCAAACGTCATTTCATTTTTTTCTAATATAGATAACGATAAAAATCTTTTAAAAAGAAAGAGACTTGTAGAAGAAGATGAACTATTGCCATCACCATTACCATTATATTGATTTATTTTAAATTATTTACGTTATCAATAACATGTTTCTCATGTGCTTCACGACCGGCAACGTCAGATACTTCTCTATCATCAAAATTCATTGTATTTACCCCAACTAAATTGCCTTCCAAATCTAATGTTTGAGTCAATTTATTTCCTGATTTACGTGCAAGTTCAATATTCTCTTCTATAGCTTTTCTTTTTGCATCTTTAATTCTCTTATCAAATTCATTTTTAGCCAAAATCTCATTTTTGATTTTCTCTTCATGGAGTCTATTTAACTCGGGCTCCATGTAGTCAACTTTGCCTAGTTTCATATAAGACGGTTCCCACGGTAGCCATAAACCACATGGTGCTACAAATATATCATGACTTGGGTCATTTTGACGTAATTTTTTGCAATTATTTTCAGCTTCTTCTTGGGTAGAAAATGCTCCTCTAATTTTAATTCCTCGAACACTTGTTTGAAAGTCATTTTCTTTATTAAATACAATATTCAATCTATCTTCATTTTTATCAATAAAGTTTTTAAAATCATCATCGATAACTTGAGAGGCTTCCTTAATTGTTTTTTCTTCTTCAGTAATAAAGTCATTATAATCTTTGATAATATTTTCAGTTGTTAAATTGTATTTAACAGAAATGAAATTTAGGAAATCAGAAAATTTAGACATCGACTTTGTCATATCCCACTGTTTTACAAATTGTTGAAATAAATACAATTCACGCTTCTTTAGTATAGTTTCAGGAGAAATGAATGAAATACAAACAAATTTTTGTCCAGCAATTGGTGGGTCTTCGTCACATAAGTCAATATACTTTGGATTTAATTTTCCGTCTTTAGTTAATTTTAGTTCAATATTATGTTTATCCATTCTTTAGCAGTATACACAACATACATTGTTATCTTTAAATACTTTTTTTGAATATATATGCGTATCATTATCTAAACAATATAAAGCTACTATGATTGAGGAATTCCTCGGTAGATTTAATTTAGCCATAAAATTAATACATTACCTACCATATTAAAAAATAAAAATATAATATATAATTATATAATATATTGAAATGTATTTTGACACCAATGAATTGATAAAGCGAGCAATCAAGTATCTTGTAGAGGGTCTTATGGTAGCAATCGTAGCTTTCACTATTCCCAAGAAATCACTTAATATCGAAGAAGTCACAGTTATTGGTTTATGTGCCGCAGCAACTTTTGCGATTTTAGATATATTTAGTCCATCTATAGCGAGTTCAGCTAGAGGAGGTGCTGGTTTTGCAATAGGTGCTGGAATAACAGGAGGAGTCCCCTTGAGATAGTTATAATTGACAAGAGTATGACCCGTGGTTATATGATGTAGTGTAACAACACTTCATCATCATTTTTGTAAGTCTTACGCCGTCATATGTGGTGTAGGAGAGACATTAATGTCTATCCTATAGACGATGAACGTTAAAAATCACTACATGATTTTTAACTGCATCGTTGGAGATAGACACAGAGGTTTTCAAATCCCGTCGGTGCTCCGGGGCACCGAACGAGAGATGAAAGCTTAAATACTTGGTATGTATGCCCAATTTAATGACCCACATACCTTTTTCCATATTTGATCTTGTTCACGTTGTTTATCAAGATCTTTCATTAATAATATATATGGTAAATACTGATTTTGGTCCAGTAATACACACAATTGATATAACGTATATGTATAATTAAAAAAGTTTGTACGACTCAAAGGGCAGTGAATAGCCCAAGGCTTTTGAATTTCAATAAACAATACACATAATGTTTCGTGCAATTCTTCATTCATAATTGGAGGTTTTATACCAAGTAATGAATTAATATATTGAATATGTTCAAAATATTTGTTTAGTCCTAATTTTCGTAAAATATCTCTCATTTTGTCATAATTTAACACACTTGTATCTGTTATACGCTCTTTTATTATTCTATTTTTAATTGCTTCAATAACTTCTGTTGGTATTTGAGTTGTCTCCTTCGCTTGAAATTGTGATAGAATCTCTTTAAAATGATTTAATCTAATATAGGCTGTATAAGATACTTCATTTGGAGGTTCTTTATTAGTTGGTTTCGAAGAATCAATGATATATTTTATAAAAATACCGCAATTTGGATTATTACATATCAATATTCCTTCTTCATCTTGTGGAATCATTTCGCCAATTTTACAACTTTCACATACATCTGAGCGGGAGAAATAATCTTGGATGTTCGGAATTTCATTATTTACATTCTTCCAATAATTATGGAAAAAATTTTTTGATGCAAAATTATCTTTATTTTCAATTACATTATCTTTCGATTTTACTTTGAAAAAAGTATTGAGTATATTCACATTTATTTTGCCTCCTCCCTCAGATATTTCCTTTTTATCTTCAAAATATTTAAATATGTATTTTGAATTATCCAAGAGATAATTATTTTTCCTTTGTTTCAAATCTTGAATCTTTTTTTTTAATTCAGTTATTTCATCTGTAATATCCAAATACTCTTCTATCCTCGATAGTGATAGTGCCTTCTTTGCTTTTCCTTTTAACGTTTTAATATTATCTTTTATTTCTGGTATCGTTTCGGTTTCACTAATATGAAAGTCATTCAGCATTTCTGTATGTTTTTCATCTATAGTATTCGCCGTATACTTGGACGACGATTTCATATAACAATATATACCTTGATTACTTTTATATTATTTTTCTTATCATATATTTTTGTTTCAGATATATATATATGAACAACGAAATAAATACAAATACAAACATTATTAAAGTTGATAGTAAGAAATTTCAAAAAATGATATTTATAATGAATGCTTTAGATAAAGGATGGAAAGTCAAAAAAGTTCTGAACCAAGAAGATAAATATATCTTTATAAAAAAACATTACGAAGATAAAGAAATATTCCTTGACAGTTATTTAGAAAGATTTACGGAAGAAAATTTGGATTTAGATTCTATATTATTATAAGCCACTAATGTATATTTTGTAAATCGCAAATGCAGTGGTAAATAACTGTGTCTACTACAAATCTCGAAAAGAATATATAAACTATTTTGTAATAGTATTAATGGTACATCATAGTCTTCCACTTGACATGATTCACGTCATTTTGTCGTATAATGATACTTTAAAACTTAGAAATGGGAAATATATGAATCGAATACAAAAGGACGATACAAGATATGTTCTACTACTCAATATTACTCAAGGATTGTTGCGAGAATACTCAATGTTTGATTTTGATATTATGGTTACCTTTTCAAATAAATCTGAATTGCACAAAATTTGGACTCAATCAAACCAAAGTGGATATTGGTTTAGGTCATATGACTCATTCAAACCAAAGTGGATATTGGTTTAGGTCAAAAACCATATTACATTTGAATAAAAGAAAGTTCTATAAATGAACATAGAAATAACGTTATACCCTATGTATAATGTCAAAACAACTTGCATTAGACTGTGATAATAAAGCAATGAAATTTATCTTACCCAATTATCGTGATAAAACTTATTGGTTTCTTTCTTATAGAGATATGCTATCTTTTTTCTCGAATCCAATTTCTGACAAGTATTCAGGTCCATTTGCACCACAAACATGGTTAGCACTTCCAATTTGCGACAAGTTGGATATAGAAAAACGAATTAAAACATTGAAAAATTATTATCCATATTTGGCTGTTTATATTGAAGATATCAAGCACGAAAACTCTGAGTTTTTGGATGAATCCTTAGAAGGATGCAAAAAATTTCTACTTGCTAATACTGAGTCCTTTTCTTTATATTAGTAATACATCATACAGAAAATCATTTCTGTATAACAATTATTTTCTTGGTAAAAATTAATTCGTAAAACTTATTTTCAAAATGTTTGTTTCCCATTTGTGTTTTTATAGTCCTTATCGAAATAGTTTTTGATGTCTTTACATATGTAGAGCGGTAAAACTATGCATGTCACTAATATTATACCAATTGTTTGACGTAGGATGAGGAACATCTTCAATATTACATAAATATATAGTAACATTTATATCTTTTTTACGTTTTTAATAGTGGGAAAACGTAAAAAATTGATTGATTATTTTAACATTAATTAATTAGAGTATATAGTTATATTCATAATTTAATGCAATCTAAAAAGGAAGAAGAACCTGAAAATAATGAAGATGAAAAATGGAAAAAACTTACTGATTTTCCAAAGTATAAAATATCTACTTTGGGCAGGATTTATAGTTTAATGACGAAAATATTTTTGAAATTTAGAAAGACAGACGGTTATTTTCACACAAATTTATTTTCCATGAAAGAAGTCGAAATAGTAAAAAATGGAGAAACTGTAAAAATAATGAAAAGTTTTCCAACAACAGTAAGAATTCATGTATTGGTAGCAAAAACCTTTTTACCTAATGATGACCCTGATAAAAAAGTCGTTGACCACTGGAATCGAAACAGTTGTGATAATAGAGCGTGTAATTTAAGATGGGCTACATTGAGTGAAAATGGTGCTAATACTAAAGACATATGGGAAAGTAATACAAGTGGAGTTAAAGGCGTTTCATGGGATAAAAGTCGTGACCGTTGGTGTGCAACAATTCAATTTAATGGGATAAAAACATTTCTTGGTAATTTTAAAACATTAGAAGAAGCAACCACGGTACGAAGAGCTAAAGAAATCGAATTATTTGGAGATTTTTTACCAATTGAAAATTGATAAAAATAACGTTTAATATATCAAATAAAAATAAATACATAAGTATATTTTCATCAAATTGTTATTTTGTGCCTTGTAATTAAATAAAACGTTATTTTTATTTGGAAGAAACTTTAGGAGTTTAATTCCAAATTAATTTCTATAGAAAGGATATAAAGAAAGATGGCTGGAGGGCTTTTGCAACTAGTAGCTTATGGCGCACAAGATGTTTTTTTAACAGGAACACCCGAAATAACATTTTGGAAAGTGTCATATCGTAGACACACAAATTTTGCGATGGAGAGTATTGAACAGACATTTTCTGGTCAAGCTGATTTTGGACGTCGAGTAACTTGCACGATTAGTCGTAACGGAGATCTTTGTTACAGAACTTATTTGCAGGTGACTCTTCCTGAGATTAATCAGTCCATGAACCCTAATACTAACGCTGCCAAGGGTGTTGGAGTTTATGCTCGTTGGTTGGATTATATTGGAGAGCAGTTGATTGCTCAAGTAGAGGTTGAAATTGGAGGTCAAAGAATTGACCGTCAATACGGTGACTGGATGCATATTTGGAATCAGGTGACTCTAACTGCCGAACAGCAGCGTGGATATTTCAAAATGATTGGTAATACTACTCAATTGACTTATATTACAGACCCAACATTTGCTTCTGTATCTGGACCTTGTGCTTCTGCCTCAGGACCTTCTCAGGTATGTGCCCCTAGAAATGCTCTTCCAGAGACAACCTTATATATTCCTTTACTTTTCTGGTTTTCTAAGAACCCTGGACTTTCATTACCTTTGATTGCTCTACAATACCACGAAGTAAAGATTAACCTCGATATTCGTCCTCTAGGTGAATGTCTTTGGGCTGTCGGAAATTTGTCTGCTACTTCTGGAATTCAATCCGTTCCTTCTGCTTACCAACAGTCTTTGGTTGCTGCATCTCTCTATGTTGATTATATTTTCTTGGATACAGATGAACGTCGTAAAGTGGCTCAGAATCCTCACGAATATCTCATTGAACAGATTCAATTCACTGGTGATGAAAGTGTCGGGTCATCTTCAAACAAGATTAAATTGAACTTCAATCATCCTTGTAAAGAACTTATCTGGGTGGTACAACCTGATGGAAATGTTGATTATTGTGCTTCTTTGGATGCAAGTCAAACATTATTCCGTTGTTTAGGAGCTCAACCTTTCAACTATACAGATGCTATTGATGCTCTTCCAAATGCCGTCCACGCCTTTGGTTCATCCGTAGAAGATGGTGCTTTCATTGGTAATACTGGAGCAGGTCAAGGATTATTCCAAATGGCTGGAGCAGATAGTGTAAATAATATGCCTATGTATGGAGACAACGGTCTTCTCGGAGCCAGTGCTGCTAATATCACGGGATCTACAGTTTCTGATGCCGGAACATTCGTTTTGGCTGAAACCGCCTTGGATATGCATTGTTGGGGTGAAAACCCTGTTGTAACTGCCAAATTACAACTCAATGGTCAAGATAGATTCTCTGAACGCGAAGGCTCTTACTTCGATGTTGTCCAACCTTTCCAACATCACTCTCGTAGTCCAGACACTGGTATCAATGTTTACAGTTTCGCTTTACGACCAGAAGAACATCAGCCAAGCGGCACGTGCAACTTCAGTCGTATTGATAACGCCGTACTCCAACTGGTGCTCTCATCCGGAACTGTCGCTGGTACTTCTACCGCTAAGGTCAGAGTGTATGCCGTTAATTATAACGTACTAAGGGTGATGAGTGGAATGTGTGGCGTTGCGTATAGCAATTAAGTAATGTCGGAATGACTTTAAGAGTTATGTTAGAGGTATATCAAACTATATATTACTATCTACTATATGTGGGTTTATAAATAAATATAAAAAAAAGTCGATAAAAATATCAGTAAAAACAGTAAAAAAACAATAAAAATAAGAAAAATAAGAAAAATATTAAATAAAAAATTAATATTTTTTTCGATAATAATTAAATTAATCAAACACGATAAAAATTGATTTAAAATTTATACATTTTCTAACTATTATCATAATTTAATAGAAACCAAATATTAATAACCAATATCAAACAAAATGCATTCTCAAGATTCTCAAATTAGAAAACAATTTAATGTCATCGATTACCAAGAAGGACACTGCAAACATGATAATTGCAAATGTTGATATAAGATTAATAATATGGTAATATAATCATTAAGAAATATAATGATATAAAGAAAACTTTATAAACAAAATCAAATGAAATTACAATCATTATTACAAATCGACGATTTACGCAATATAATAAACGAATATTTAAATTTTGATCTAATATCATTAGGTAAGATATTGAATGTAAATTTTCTAATTTATCACAATTTTAATGTAGATTTTTGCACAATTTTAGATATTTCAAAGATAAAAACAACAAGAGAAGATATAATTTTACGCATGGGTGAAAAACTGACTTCACAGAAACTGTATAACAAGTACTGTCGTTGTGATTATCCAGTAGATGAAAAAGGAAATGCTGTGTGTTTTACTAATCCTGTAATAAAGCAGGATGAGAGAGAAAAATATAATCTTTCTGTATTTATATATTTCAATATACCTTTTATATTTGCAAGAAAGGCGGTTGAATTACTTGAATTGAATAAAATAGATATCAATTATAATGTTTCTGATTTAGAAATAATCGATAATGAAGTTCTAAAATATTATCAAATACTATTTGATAGTGATGTGAACCCAAATGAATTTTGCCAAAGATGTGGTTTATTTGGACATACTAATGTATCTATTGATAAATGTGGACTATATGATATAATCTACTCACGTAAATCATATGATTCTATTTCATGTCTCAATGAATTAATACAATTGAAAAAGACAAGCAAAATGAATTCATTTGATACTTTACGTTTAAACAATTTCATTGCTACAACTGAAAAAATAAAAATAAACGAGTTACAAAAAGCGTCAGAACTTTTTTCAAAATACCAAGAAGATCAAAATTTGAAATCATCAACAGAATATTACGCTCTATTGGAAGGCAAAACTTTGGTCTCCAATGAGGAAATAATGAGCTTCGAATATCCTAAAACCAAACAAGAAGCGTCAGAAATTTTTTCAAAATACCAAAAAGATCAAAATTTATACGGAATCTATAATTAATAAATTATATATAAATATTTTGAATTCAAAAGAAAGAGTTAGAAATAATCCTATATGTAGTAAAGGATTAGGACCCCTTAAAAATGCATATACGGAAATTACTTGTAAATCTACAAGTATCGACAAATTATCAATAAAAATATAATGTACAATGATAAATATTTCAAAAAACTGTTCTAAATAAAAAAAGAATCTTTGTCTTATTTTCTATTATAAATTTTTTATTTACGTTAAAAAATTTATTCAAAAATGTCGGACAAAGAATCGCATACAATTGGTAGTTCGTCTAATGTACTTATAGTCTTCTCTTCTGATGCTGAGTTTAATGAATCATCGCATCGGAGAGTAGAATTTATAACATCATTAAAAACATCATCTACAATAACAGCACAATCAACTTTTCTTCTTTTAAGTTTGTTTTCATTTGACGATACTTTTCTCTTTCTATCGCATATTGGAGAGATTGATTGTGATTGTAGCATATTATAGACCGCATTTATAGCAGATTCTTTTTTTTGTTCAATTAATAACTTTTTATTTTTTTTAGGTTGTTTTTTCATTTCTTGGTTAGTAAGTTTATAATAATCTTCAAACTTTTCAAAGGCAGTAATTCTATCATCTACATGAGATTCAATTTTCAAAAGTTCATTAAACTTGGTAGTGTTCACTTGATCAAAATCCATTTGATTTTTAATCCATGTACCAAAGACGATTAATTTATTTATTTTATGTGAAATTCTAAATCGTTTTCTACCGGTCTCTGTCTCTACAATGTCAATATCAGTCATTGTGATTAAATTGTGATAGCTTTGATTATTTAGAGAGGAAATGTAAATCCGAAATATATTTGATTGATTTATACAAGAATAAATCAGTAGTTTCTGCTTTTGTGCGTTTTTTTATTTAATCTTTTGTAATATATATATATAAATTCGAAATGAAATCCATATCTTCAATATTCAAAAACAATAGTATGAAACAAAAAGAAACTATTTTAAGAGAATCGAGCTTGACAGATAATGACAAAGCTATAATTAATAGAACCCTTGTCAAAGACAAAAAAGTCACTCCTAAAAGCTTTAAGAATTATATAGCTTCTCATAATTCTATGAAAGAGAAAAGACTGGAAAATGAAAGATTGGAAATAATGAAAGCCCAATTTAATGTTATCGATGACAAAATGAAAAACGCCATAGATAAGCAGCAAATGGGAACAATGAATAATCGACTTAAAAATCTCTATGGTGGAAAAATAAAAAGGAAGAAATCTATAAAAAGAAAAACTAAAAAAAGTACCATGACACGGAAAATAAAACAAGGAAGGTGAAGAGTTTATTTACTAATTCTAGACCAAGAGTGAGAACTAACACTATTTAGAAAATTTACATGCCATGGACGTAGAGATGATTCATTTACATTATCTATATTATTTAGTTTGAAAAATTTTGAAGTATTATCAAGTGTTTCCTCATCTTGCGATTCCATCCAATTTACCCATACAAATGCTAATGATGTGTATTGTAATATTGTGTTCATCACTTCCGTTGGCATTTTTGAATGACCAAATACAATTACCATTATTGTCTTGTGAATACCAATTGAATTAATCATCATGTTTTTCACATGAGTATGATTAACAAATTGTAATAAGGTCTTGTAGTGATTTCTTGCAAAACCTTGAAAATCCAACTTGCATCCAATATCGGCTTTTTCCCATTTGAGGTTGATGTTGGTCAATTTTGACCTGAATTCTAATACTACCGATTGAATTTGAAATTCTTTCGATTTACTTTGATTTTCTTTCCATTTGAGGTTGATGTTGGTTAATTTGCACCTCAATTCTAATACTGCCTGTTGAATTTGAAATCCTTTCAATTCATGATGAATTTCTCTCCATTTGCGTTTTTCTACTTTATAATTTTCAAACACCCTAACAGCCAACAAATTTTTTTCATTTTTGACCCTCATATTTTCAACTAAAAAAGTATTTGTAACTTCATTTAATTGAATAATGTTATCAGTTTTTAAAATGCTTCTAACTTGAATGGTAATCGCACGAATGTCTATGGAATCAGTGTTTGTCATTGTGAATATAATTGTGAATATAATATATTAAATTTTTTTGGATAAAGAAATATTGTATAGAAAAATAATGCGGATAGGAAAAAAAAATTTAAAAAAATTTAAAAAAAAATTAAAAAAAATTAAAAAAAATTAAAAAAAATTTAAGAAAAATTGAAAAAAATTTAAAAAAAATTTCAAAAAAATTTAAAAAAAAATTTAAAAAAATTTTAAAAAAATTTAAAAAAAATTTAAAAAAATTTAAAAAAAATTTTAAAAAAATTTAAAAAAATTTAAAAAAAAATTAAAAAAAATTTTAGAAAAATTTAAAAAAAATTTAAAAAAATTTAGAAAAAATTTAAAAAAAAATGAAAAAAATTAGAAACAGATAATATTTTTTTAAATATGTAATTTACAAAAATAAATGTCTATCAACAACTACTCTGTCAAAATAATGATATACAAATTTTCATCACCTTTTCTTGGTAGAATAAATTTTATTTAACAAAATAATTTCGTAAACCACCAAACATTTTTCCTGTTCTGTTCTTTGTTAATTGTTTCTTTACCATATGTAAAGGAGATAGGTAAAAGCTTATTAAACACTGATTTTTCGTTAACATAAGTATAAAATCCCTCTTGGTTAGCTTTAAAATCTTTAATTTCAATCTTTTTACGATAATCTATTGGCATTTCTCTATCGGTTTCTATTGTAATTGAAGGTAGATAATCAAAATTTAAGGGATCGTAAGTGTAATGTGTCTCGATAGTACTGACATTTCCCTTCTTAATTGGTACTTTATTCATATAAGTTTTAATCAGATTTGTCTTTATACTATTTTTTTTAGACTAGATTAATAAAACATCCAATTCATGTATTAGTAGTATTTGAAGACTTTAATATAGATAATTTTTGCACAACATAAGTAGAAGTATTTGGAATGACAACATTGGCTAATCCGCTAGCACAAATCATAGCTTTACTTGAAAAAAATTTAAAAAAAATTTAAAAAAATTTAAAAAAAATTTGAAAAAAATTTAAAAAAATTCTTTTATATCTATACATTAACTTGAAGTAAAAAACATATCTCTCTTTGTAATTAATTAAATAAAAAAAAACATGTTGTAATTAATTAAAGAATTATTTTATTAGAGATTTATATTATTTTTATGTCGAAAAAGTGAAAGACCAAAAAGGGTCAGTCTCAGCTGTCTCCAAATACAGATTAGTCAACATTTGAAAGTCATCAGAATCTTTAATCTTTATTTTTTTTATTGGTTTGTTATTACCGATTTCGATTTTTTTTAATTTTTTTTTATCGGTCTTTTTTAATTTAATTTTATCGTTTGTTTTTGTTTCATTATTGTATATTTTGTTCGAAATATTTTTTGTTGTCTCTTTTATCTTACTTTTAATTATATTTTCTTTATCTGAAGAAATTGCGCTCACAATGGATGGTTTGGCACTCATACTGGATGGTTTTGCACTCATACTGAATGGTTTTCGTAATAGATTATGAAAGAGAATATGATATGAATAACGATTTGTTCGACTTCACAATTATTAAAAAAAATTTATAAAAATTTAAAAAAATTTAATAAAAATTTAGAAAAAAATTAATAAAAATTTAAAAAAAAATTAATAAAAATTTAGAAAAAAATTTAAAAAAAAAATTTAAAAAATTTAGAAAAAAATTAGAAAAAATTTAAAAAAAAATTTGAAAAAATTTAAAATAAATTAGAAAAAATTTAAAAAATAGTTTGAAAAAATTTAAAAAAAAATTTAAAAAAAATTTTTATATATTAATTAATTGATTTGTTTAATAATGAAATTTGAATCTCAACTTCATAATTAAAAAAAAATGAAATTAGATAAAGATTATAATGAATTAAAAAAATATGCAAATCAACATATAAATAAAAATGGGGAAGAGACTCGTAAAAAGTGTTTAGATAATTTACTAAATAAAGCAAGAGACGGGAATTTCAAGGGAACAAACAAAGATTTACTCATCAGAATATCTAAGTTAATTGATGTCAACTGTTTTTATTCTTTTAGAAATAGATGATTTTTTTTAAAAAATGTAATTCTAAAAAAATTATTTTTACTTTTTTTAGAATTTTCTTGAATATTTATTGAATTTTATTGAGTAAAATAAAATCTACAATGTTATGTCTTTCGAGATTATATGAAATGATTTATTATACCAATGAAGTAACATCGGTAATAAAAACATTTCCAATAGTGGCACTTGAAGACTTTAATATAGATAATTTTTGCACAACATAAGTAGAAGTATTTGGAATGACAACATTGGCTAATCCACTAGCACAAATCATAGTTTGAGCTAAATAACTTCCGGCTGCAGAATCTACATTATTCACAAATAATGTTCTGGCACAAATAGGTCTGTTCAAAATTAAAGACAATGTGTAAGTTCTATCAAGTGTAGATGGTACGTTGGATACATATAATGCAATATTCGACGCACCTGCGGGGGCATTGATAACGTAAATACCATTAGCACTATAGTCTACACGTAAATTATTTGATGCATCGATGACTACGGCAGTTCCGGTAGATACAATTTCAACAATTTGATTTAAAGTAGTACTGGCAGTGAAAGTAGTAGCACTGGTAACAGTTGGAGGTATAGATGTTGATACTGGACCAGCTAAACCCTGAGCACCAGTTAAACCCCGAGCACCCGCGATACCCGCGATACCCTGAGCACCCGTGATACCAAGAAATTGAACACCGTTACCACTTGAAGAGTTGATGACTGAAAGAAATGTAGAACTGGACATGTTTTGTATATATATTATACAAACATTTTTTTTCTAAAAAATTGAAATCAAATTATCAAATAATCATGTTCATCATAATTTAAAAGAAAAGGATAAAGTAAAATAAAATGAACACACTATCAAATACAAATCTCTCATTGCAATATCAACGAAAAACCGATAAACAACATATTCTTGATAATCCAGATACATACATAGGCTCGGTTGAGAATGTTGACGCAAATATGTGGATATTTGATAAAGAATCTGAAAGAATTGTCCTAAAGCCTATCGAATATATTCCTGGACTTTACAAATTATTTGATGAAGGTATTGTCAATTGTAGAGATCATGTTATTCGAATGAGTGACCAACATAATAAAAGTTCAGAGAACAAATGTGTGACATACATTGAAACGACTATATCTGATGATGGAACAATAACGTTTGAAAATGACGGAAATGGTATTGATATTGTAAAGCATCCCGAATATGATATTTGGATACCAGAAATGGTGTTTGGTCATTTGAGAACTTCAACTAATTATAACAAAGACGAAAAGAAAATAGTAGGTGGTAAGAATGGATTTGGTTTTAAATTAGTTTTGATCTGGTCAACCTTTGGAAAGATCGAAACGGTTGACCACATAAGAGGACTTAAATATACACAAGAATTTAGTGATAATTTAAATGAAATTTCAGAACCTATAATAACTAAAGTGAAATCATCTAAACCATACACAAAAGTATCTTTTAGACCCGATTACCAAAGACTTGGTTTAGAAGGATTAAAAACAGATATGATATCTCTTTTAAGAAAAAGAATATTTGATATCAGTGCTACAACCGACCATAAAATAAAAAATGTAAAAATGATATATAATAAGGAAGTAATACAAATTAAAAATTTTCAGAATTATATTGACATGTATATAGGTAAGAAAGATTCTTGTAAAAGAGTATATGAAGAGATGGGTGAACGTTGGGAATACGCCGTAGCAATATCACCAACCCATCAATTTGAACAAGTATCATTTGTTAATGGTATTTGTACATTTAAATCAGGAAAGCACGTAGATTACATTCTTGGACAAATAACACGTAAGTTACAAGCATATATAGAAAAGAAAAAGAAAGTAGTTGTTAATATGAATACAATTAAGGAACAATTGATAATATTTGTTAGATGTGATATTGAAAATCCAAGTTTTGATAGTCAAACCAAAGATTATATGAATACACCATCCAATAAATTCGGTTCATCTTGTACTGTTTCGGATGCATTTATTGAAAAGGTGGCTAAAATGGGTGTCATGGAAAAAGCATGTGCATTAACGGATATTAAAGAAAATAAAAATGCCAAAAAAACAGATGGATCAAAAACAAAAATTGTGAGAGGTATTGTTAATTTCATTGATGCAAATGATGCAGGAACATCAAAAAGTAAAGATTGTGTATTGATCTTATGTGAAGGACTTTCAGCTATGTCAGGTGTGGTGAGTGGGCTGTCTAGTAAGGATAGAGATCATTATGGTATTTATCCGTTAAAAGGGAAACTTTTGAACGTTCGTGGAGAATTAGCAAAACGGATTTCTGAAAATAAGGAGATAACTGACCTAAAAAAAATATTGGGTCTTGAATCCGGCAAAGAATATAAATCGATTGAAGATGTATATACAAAATTAAGATATGGAAAAATAATGATATTGACCGATTCAGATGTTGACGGTTCTCATATTAAAGGATTGGTTGTTAATCTATTTCATAGCGAATACGCCTCCTTGTTTCGTATTTCCGGTTTTATTTCATTCATGAATACTCCAATTTTAAGAGCAATAAAGGGACAGCAAAAACTACTATTCTATAATGAAGGTGAATATAATACTTGGAAAGATGGATTAGTAAATGGTAGTGTTAGTGGTTGGGTTATCAAATATTTTAAGGGGCTTGGAACCTCATCTAGTGCGGAATTCAAAGAATATTTTCTCAATAATAGAGTCGTTGATTTTGTTTATACCGACAAAACCACGGATGATGTGATCGACAAAATTTTCAACAAAAAGAGACCAGATGAGAGGAAATTATGGTTACAACATTATGATAAATCATCTTATCTAAATACTTCTACACCAACAGTAAAGTATGAAGATTTTATTGACAAAGAATTGAAACATTTCTCCATATATGATTGCGAAAGAAGTTTACCAAACCTTGTTGATGGCTTAAAGACGTCTCAGCGTAAGATCTTATATTGTGCTTTCAAAAGAAATCTTACAAAGGAAATTAAGATAGCTCAGTTTAGTGGGTATATTTCAGAAAATGCCAATTATCATCACGGGGAGGTGTCATTACAATCTACTACAATTGCTTTAGCACAGGATTTTGTAGGCTCAAACAACATCAATATTTTTGAACCAAAAGGGACTTTTGGATCTCGTCTTCATGGTGGTTCTGACAATGCTTCTCCTAGATATATATTCACTAATTTATCACCTATCACTCGTTTTATCTTTAAAGAAAACGACGATCATATCCTCAATTATTTATCTGATGATGGAACATCGATAGAACCGGATTTCTATATACCTATCATACCATTTGTTTTGTGCAACTCTCAGCTTGGTATTGGTACGGGATTTAGCACCAGCATACCATCATTCAATCCAAAACAAATAATAGAATATCTTAAAAATAAACTCAATAACATTCCAAATCAAGAGCAAGACCAATGGAAACCATATTATGAGAACTTCAAAGGTATCGTTACAGCAATTGCTAATGAGCCGCAGAAATTTCTAATAAAAGGAATATACACCAATGTTGATGATAGTACTATTATAATTAATGAATTACCTATTGGAAATTGGACTATGCTTTATGTGGCATTTCTAGAGACATTAGTTGAAGGGTCGGTCGATAAAAATGGTAAGAAAATTGCACCTATTTTGAAAGATTTCGTTTCAAACTCTACTGAAAAAGTTGTTGATATAAAAGTTACATTTTCAACAAATATTATTAAAGATTTAGAATCTCAAGTAGATTGTATGGGTATTAACGGTATTGAGAAACTTCTTAAACTTACAACAACTGTAGCGACGTCGAATATGCACTTATTTGATAAAGATTCGAGATTATTAAAATATAATAATGTTACAGATATTATCGATGCTTATTATGATGTTAGATTAAAAGCATATCAAACACGTAAGGAAAATTTAATTAAACATCATGAACAGCTATTACTAAAAATATCAATGAAGGCAAAATATATTATGTTAGTGTTGGATGATACTATTGATTTAAGAAGAAAGACATCTGTTCAGATAGACGAATTGCTTACAAAAATGGCTTTGGTAAAGATTGAGGGCACTTTTGATTACTTGATTAAAATGGCGATGAATTCTGTTTCAAATGAGAATGTCAATAAACTCTTGAAAGAAAAGGGTGATATTCAAACGGAGCTTTCATTATTAAAAAATACTTCAATACAACAAACTTGGATTAAAGAACTTAATGAATTAGATGTAGAATATACTAAATATAAGTCAAAAAGAAATACAGAATATATTACTTCTTCAGTTGTTGTTGAAAAGAAAAAAGCAGTTATTAAAAAGAGAAAAATCGAAAGTGTATAAATTATTTATTGTTATAATTGCGGATGTTTTGTTAGATATATACTTTTTTTTCAAAATTAATAAATACAAATTAAATTTTATTTAATATCAATATTTAAAAAATTGAATTGAATTCATAATATAAAAGAAACTTCATTGAATATGAATGAAACAAAAGGAATCTTTGGAGGTGTTTTTTCGAAGGAGATTCAAGTTATGATATACGAATATAATTGTGATCATAGACCACTCTTGAACGCGTGTTTCGATGAACTGAAGCATCGTGATACATATAACAAAATTATGATGATTTTACCCAAACGTCTGTATCCGTGCAGACATTGTAATGGAAAAAAACCAGTGATATGTTGCAATGTTAATTTCTGTAGTGCCCGTTGTAATAAACACTGGATACAAGACCACGATGAATTAAATGAAGGATTTACTCTTTTCGATATTGAAGATGCTATAGAAGAATATGCAAATGATAAAGGTGGATATGATCTTTGGAATTTTACATCACAAAACTTTCAATATCCTGGATACGATTGGAAACCGGGATTTTTCAAACATGAACCTGGAGTAAATTTCTCCGTAAGTAATACAGATTTTCGATTCGAAAAGAGTACCTATGCAAGGTATGGACAATATAAATATGATTCTGAACTACCCTACTCGGTGATTTCGAAGTGGAGGGGACCTATTCAACCCTATTCACACACCCCTCCCTGCCGAAGGTGAAATATAGACAATAAAAAATAATGAATGTGAAAATATCTTTTTTATTGTATCTGCATCTAGGTATTAGACCTTAACGAATCATAAAAATATTCAATAATTTGAAAGAGTGAGTTGCCTAGACATATTATTTACTCATTTTTTATATACTCGGATTTAGACATAATTGACTGTCGTTGATCCAGTGCATCGTAATCTTTAATTGTTTCCATTACCACTCCAATTGGTCCTGATATTACCCATTGATGTAGAATTTTAACACTAAATATTAACTCTCCATCATATTTTACAGAATAATTGTCAGTATAACAAAGTGCAAACGTTTCTCCCAACGGATTAAGCACACTATTTGCTGTATCATCTATTACCGAAATCTTGTCTGGAATTTTTATTTCTCTCTGCATTTCATCAACAAAATATATTCTTGCAAGCGATTTACAACCTGTTTTACCTAATCTTAACCATACACCATCACAAATTTTTGTCTGACGGATAGAAGGATTTTCAAAGCTATAAAATCCTTTTGGTGTGATTGTTGCTATTTTTGTACTCATCCTATTGTGTAATGTAATACTATCTTTAGATTGTTTTTATTCGATAATTTTTTTAGGACACACAAAAGAACTCGTCATCAACATTTTCCATTAAAACGCAGAAATATTCCCACCGATCAAGTCAAAGAAATGAGTGATTAACTGAAGGTGAATATATAAGGAAATTATTAATGTCTATCCTCCAGATGATGAACGTTAAAAATCATGAAGTGATTTTTCACTTCATCATTGGAGATAGACATCTGGATCTTCTTCCCCCTTCGGGACCACGTGTGGTCCCATTGGAAGAGTAGACCTTAACATTGATTATAATTACTCTTTCCATCCCATATAACATTATTGCTATTAGTCCATCCTTTCTGTGCACATAAAATACTCATACCTCCCGATGACCATTTTATATCATTTGGGTCAAATGACTTTCCATCTAAACTATAAGGTGCAGAATCTTTTAATAATTTTCCTGGTAATATACCTAAATTTCGAGAATTACCTGGGACGACACAATTACCGGAAATATCCGTCTCCCAATAATCGGGACAATTATTTGAATTTGGGGGATAAATTATGTCTAAACCTTGTCTTTGCATTAAAATACCCGCCAAAATAAGGATCAAAATTAAAACTATTGTTGCAATCGATAATACGATAGGATAAAATAATTCCATGCTATAATACTATACTATTCAATTATATTTTTTTAGGTTTGTAATTTACAATTATAATTACCTAATCTATATATATAAGTATAAAAATGTTTTCTAAAAATGATTATGTGAACTATGAATCCGATAATCAAATCATTGATATGAAAAAATATAATGGACGTGTCAATATTATGGAGGTTCAAGATCCTGACGCTAAATTCAAAATGTACGAAAAAATTGCTATTAAAAATAAAGCTACTGAATACAGAGATCCACTTCTTGGTATATGGGAAAAAAATGTGTTAGCTCAAGTCTTTTTTTCAAGTGAAAATGAACAAATAATCCAAAATGGAATTCGTTCTGGAGTCTATAATATGTCTAATAAAAAATATGTTGTAGCACAACAAAATTCCGACCAACTTAAGATCGTTATGCGTAGCATTTATCTTCAATATGCAAAACATCAAGTCAATAATATTACAAGACAAGTCGAAGAATTGAATGATTTAGTATTGGATTATTGTATATCATTTGTATACTCGGAAGCAGTTTCATATGTCAAATACTTGGAAGATCAAAGTACTTTAGTCGTTCCACTTGAACGCGCAAAACAATCCGACAGAGATTTCAAACAACTTCAAGAGAAACCTTGGAGTTAGATTTATTTAAAATATTACCTTTAAAACTTTTCGTTGAATCCATCGATATCATCGATATTTCAGATTCTCTTTCAATTTGAAATCTTGCACATGAATTGAATCTTTTATTATTAGAAAACATTGGTGGTATTTTTTTTTCGCTTACTATTTCAACATTACCAAATAACACCTTGGATAAAGGCAAATATTCAATTTTTGTTTCAACATCAAATTTTTCATTCTCTTGTTCATGATTACTAAATCTACGATTTTTATGATAAATCGGGAGATCGATATTCGGATTATTTGATTGAATATCACGGTCACTCGATATACTAAATTTTCTACCAATACTAATTGGAGACAGTTTGATTCCATTATCTATAAATACCTTGTTATTATTTTTTTTTCTCAAGTCAATAATCGAGTTATATGGTACAAATGATTTAGAATGGTAACATAATGGAATCGCTTTGTTTACAGATATATATGAAATGTATAAACCATCGGCAATTTTAAGAGAACATAATAAAATATTACTAAAAAATACAGTTACGGTTGTAAGGTCATAAAATTTATAAAAACAAATAATAGCACTTATCAAAGTATTGGAGAAAAAAACATATATTATCGCTCTATATGAAAAATAGTAAATACTGTTGTAATAATTAAGTTTACCAAATAAGTCCCGATGTATAGTTGCAAGTTCACATAAAGGAGCACTGACGTTTGATTTTTTATCAAAATGTTTCATTATCCATCTATCACGTGATACCTCTACACAATATAAACAAATAAAACATAAACCAGTAAATATATTGCATAGTATTGCAAATTTATTAAATGTGGTCAAACACTCAAATGTAATATTTGTGACAACATAACATGCACGCTCATAATGTGATTTATCGTCTTGACATTTATTGAAACCATAACACAATTGAGGAACTAACGCGCATAATCCACAAGACATAATAATTTTGAATAATTCAAACGTAAATTCTATAAACATGACAACTTTACTATTATCACGTACATCTATTAATTTTTCGATTCTTATTTCTTTTTTAGCTGACATATATATATATATTATAATTAGATTATAATATATATTATTCCAAAATTATAGTACTTGAGAAGACAATCTTAGTATTATTTTAGCCCTTATTAACCACCAGATGCAGTGGTTAATTCCTATATCATGATATAATACATCATATGTTTAAATATTTAAACATACGGTAATCAGTTTGAAACGAACTCCATTTTGTAGCTGACAATAATTCTCTGAATTCATATGAATTTATTATATTGATTTTTCTATCACCCTCTATAAACGATTTGATTGGTATTCCAAAAGATAATTGTGACATTCCATATATACCTTCATAATCGTTCACTGGGTATTGTTTTTCATTAAAATTCAATATTACTTTTGGTAAAAAAATAGTGGTATTTTTTTTATTTGCATATTTTAAACCCATACCTTTTTTTGTCAATGTATGAACGATAGGATGAATATATCCCATCTCTTTTTTTACGGATAATTTGCGTGCATCATAATAAGTCGAATTAAATATGATATCAATCCCTTTTTCAGTATCTTTTTTCAAAAATGTCCTTATAATATCATAAGCATAATTCGGTATAAAATTCCAATTTGATAAATCGAGATTTTTATGAATAACCCCTTTTTCATCAATAATAACTGTATTCATATATAAATCGTCTCCAACATTGGAAGGTAAAACTTTCAGAATGTAGACATCAAATCGTGTTTGTGCATTGAAATATAATAACCCATCTTTCTTATTATAAATGTGTAAAAAAACCAAATGGTTATCATGAACCATTTTAGTATACAATTTATGATCCGGGCGTCTCCAATTTGATGGAGTTATGAATCCAAGATGTCCATTAACCTTGATTAAATTAATACATTTGATTAAAAATTTATCCCATAATGTTCTATTTCCTGATGAACCAGTATAAATGTTATTTTTTGTATTTTGAAATGGTGGATTTCCAATGACAATATCGAATTCAATTTGTGGTATATAATCTAAAAAATCAGCAATTATTATATTACAATCACTACCAAATATTTCTTTTATTTTCATCAAATTTGATGGATTTATTTCCACCATGAATAACATTTTTGTTATAATGTGTTTTTTTCTTTCTATTTCAAGTGGTATTATATCATAAAGACCTGTATTCAATCGCTCTAGAACCTTTATAAACATATTTCCACTCCCAGCACATGGATCTAACCATTTTAAATTTGGATTCATCCATACAGAATTAGGTAAATTATCTAATATTTCATTTGTGAGTATAATTGGTGTAAAAACCTCACCAAACTGATTTCTATTATTCATGTATATCATTCAATTACATTATTTAACTTTAACATTTCTTTTTATTTTTATTGAACTTTTTACTAAACTACACCTTCTTAAACTATTTATTACTTTTAATTCATTTTTACTCAACATTTATATATATATATATATGCCAACATAAAATGGCCTAAACAAAATTCATTTTTACTACTTTTTTTTCTGATGCTTCTTCATAGAGTACATTAAATTTTATAGGCTTTTGTATTAATGTTGAAATGTTCATATCAGTTTCTACTTCATTTGATTGATATTTGAAATTTCTCAATTCTTTATACATTTCATGTAATTTTTGTTGCATTTCCACTTTAGATCTTGTAAATTCTAATAAATTTGTTTCATCTCGATCGTTCATTGATTCATTTATTATAATTTTATAATCTTTTATGCCTTGTTCTTGTTTTTTAATTTTTTCTAATTCATCACTTTTATTCAAAAATAAGTTGTGATAAAATTCATTTCCATTAAACGATTCTTCTTCTTTCACATATTCATTTATTTGGTTTTCAAATATTAATACTGAATCTTCTTTTGAAATATAATTGAAAAACGTTTTCATCTTTTGTTTAACTATATTGTCTTTTAATTTTTCTAGATTATTTTTGTTACTATAGTATTCATCATTCGCATTACCATTAAAAAAGATATTATTATGCAATTCAATTTCAAAACACATGTTTTTATTTCCACATTTACCAAAATACGTGTCACCCACTTTTTTAAATATACTTCCTCCACTTCTTTTACATATAATACATACATCTTTGAAGTCTTTTATTTTACGTACCTTTCCATCATTTTTATCATTCTTTATCCTGTCTTGGTTCATTTTTAATCTCTGCATACTAATCTTATTTTCTTCATATCTCGATTTTAGTTTGAAATATGTTTCCAATGCAGCATCATATTCATATATTACATTATTCTCATCCGGAATTGACATTATATATTATATTGGACATTATAAATTTATCAATATAAATTCACAAATTATTACCTGAAGCAAAATAATATTCAATCCTGAAAAAATGACGTAGATTCTCAGGTGGAGATAAAACACTTTCTACATCAATTCCTCTTGTATAATATCCATACGAGTTTTATATACCATATGCCAACCAAAGTATAAAATTATCTCACATGACAGTCGGTATTAAATTTTAGGTAATATTGGTGAATATGAATTTGGAAGATTTGTTATTGAAGACTTTGTTGACATAACTTGATAATCATGTATTTTAGAAAGAACATATTCTTGATTCTTTACATATTTTACATATTTTGCATACGGTGTTTCCTTCTTATAATAACTAAAGAACAAGGCGGCTCCAAATATACAAAGAAATATGAATAATATAATGCAATTAAACAAAAATGAGTATATTTTTATTCGACTCTCACGACAAGTATTTAATGTATGATCAATATATGACTTTACTTCTCTTTCTATTAATCTCGGAGTTGTCATCAATATAATATATTATATTACTATCTATATATGAATACTAGTAGTTGTTTTCAATCTAAATTAGACGAAGTAAACAAGTCATTATATGAGGCATCCCAAATGAAAGATTTTATAACGACATTTAAATCATGTATTTCAGACGCTTCATATAATGCACTATTAGATGAAATTGATAGATTGAATAAAGAATTGGAAGAAACAAAGGGACATCAAGAAACCTATGTACCAACTATACCTATCATTTTCATTGCCATTTTATACGTTATATTATTCTCTTTTATTGGAATGTTTTATATTACTTCCTTAACACAATCTATAGGTAAAATTATTGATTCCGACCCTACTTTTTTAGATTACCAAGATAACTATCAGGAAATTATAAAATGTCTAAATCTAAATCGTTTTCTTTTATTTATTATTGTATTTATTGCAATTTTTGTGTCAAATGTGTATATCATATACACATTCATATGGAAAGGTAAGCATATTAAACAAGCCATGAAAATTGTCTCTATTTCAATTACATCTGTTGTCGGAATCACATTCTTATTATGTAATAATCCTAGTTTTATTAAAATATTTGAAAATACTATAGGTTATGCTATAACAAAAATGTTTTCACCAAACAGAAATTATTCCTTTTCTGAATTTATGAAAAAAATATTTAAACATTCGATATTTCCAAAAGGAGGTATCAATTTTGATTTCATGTTTACTTGTTTTCGATTAGATAATTTTAATCACATTTTAGACGATTTAAGAAATAATGATAATAAATATGATTTTACAATTGAGACAAATAATAATGATTTAAAAGACCTTTTTAAAATGGTTGTCATGAAAAATACCATCGGACATTTATGTTGGATTTATTTTTCATCCATCGCATCCACCATTATCTGTGTTAAATTCCTATCAAAACATTTATAAACCGTTACTTTATTTTCATTGCTAATTTAAGTTTCTCTATCTCCATATCTTTCACTCTTAAAGTTAATTCTGACTCTTTTGAAACAGACTTTAATTCCGATTTCAAATAATCAGTCTCGCATTTAAGTACCGCCGACATTGTCACCTTCAACGTCTCGTTTTTCTCTTCTAAATTGACTATCTCCTTTGTCAGGTTTGTAATTTCTTTATACAATCCATCAATCTGTAATTTTGCATTGTTTCCTTCTACTAATTTCTTAAACATATTTACATCTATCCATTCTTTCATAATTAAAAGTTTCGCTGGCTTCGATGCCTCGTTAGACAACGCCCATCCGTTTTTCTTTGAAAAACTAGCATAAATAAATGACGCTACTGGTATATTTTTTCTCGTTATTATAGTACGTATACTCTTTGACGTCCCTTTAAAGTATTCAGGAGAGAACACTTTAAGTTCATCAGCTTTGTAATACAAGGTATCGCTATTTCCTAAAGAAAAAGCGATAGGCATAATGTTTGATTCTTGTGTTGCTGACATTGATTTACGACTTGTTTTGACTGATACTACTATATTATATAAAGGTGTCTTTATATCCTTTATATGATACGTTTGTCATTATTTGACTGCATAATATGTGTCATTAATAATTACCTTCGTCGTGTTCCCTTTCTCGCACTTTTTCTTTTCATAGATTTCGAACGTCTTGATTTCTTGGTTGATGACATTGAATCAGGTGAACTGGACTTGTAACTTTTTGCCGCATCTTTCATTGCATTTTTGTAACTATATGTTTTGTCGGTAGCCTTTTTTTCTTGGTAAAATTTTTTAAGATATCTCATCCATTCTGTCATTTTGAAATATATATTATATGCATATATATTTTTGTTTATTCACCAATCCTTTTTATCTGAATTGATATAATTATACATTAATGTTTCAGGATTATGATTTGTTACATCCCCACACATTAATGAAGACGATTCATACATTTTTCTTAAAACATCAGGTGGAGAAGTACTTCCTATTTTTATCAATCCATGTTTCACTAAATATCTTCGAACTTCTATTATTGGTGTTTGTTTCAATAACTGATTTTTGTTAGTAACATCATGTCTTATCGTTTTATTTGATACTAATACGGATATTTGCCTCTTTGTATTTGACTTGCCTACTTTAAATGTACGTCTCAATATTTTTTTATTAACCGGATTAATTAATCTTGATTTTATCGGAATAATAGTATTTTTTATTTCCACAATTTCATCCACATCTACTTCATCGACATCATCTGCTTCATCTGTATCTACATCGACAATTGCTTTTTCTCCCCCTAAAGAAGGTCTGTGAAAATTTCGTTGAGTTTGATTATGAAATTGACGAAATGTTGGTAATTTTCCGTTTTTTAAACATCCATATTTTGGTGTCATCATCGGTTCAGGAAATACCATACCTATGTCATCTTCGTTATCGCGGTTTTTCAAGGTATGAACTGTGTTTCTTTGCTTTAATTCGTCTGTCATATTCATCATATAATCTAACGATTCGTCAAAATTACCCGGAATCAATGGTGTGGTTTCATTTGAACCTTTTTCTTGTTCGTTTGTTTTTGATTTATGATCATTATCTTGGTGACGTCGTATAAATTTCAATAATTTGTTTCTTTTAGATAAAGTCTGATTATTCTCTTTTGGAATCTTGTATTTTATTTCCTTTTGTTCGGTACTTTTTCTTTTTATTTTTGACCCAAATTTCAATAAATCAGGATTTATACTTATTGTCTTTACTATTTCCATACTATTATTTCTATATCATTACAAATTGAATTTACAATTATAACTTCTTATTTTGTCATGTTATAGTATGAATCTAATTCCATTATCATATCTACCAAGAAATATTTCACATAAGGATAGAAAAACACAAAAGAAAATGATTCTTAAATCGAGAAAATCATATAAGAATAAAATTTATCAAAAACGTAAAAAAATATCATCTTTTAAATCAAAAATATCGCCTCATATCACAAAAGCAACTAAAATGTATAATATTGATACTATTACTCCTTCAAAATCACTATCTCTCTCTACCGGATGTTCAATTGATGCCCTTAAAAAAATCGTTAAGAAAGGTGAAGGTGCTTATTATTCATCTGGTTCTAGACCAAACCAAACCGCGAAATCATGGGGTTTAGCGAGACTCGCCAGTTCCATATCGGGAGGGAAAGCTTCTGCTTATGACTATGACATATTAAAGAATGGATGCAATCATAATAAAAAAGCTTTCATATTGGCTAAAAATACAAGGAAAAAAATGGGATGGAAAATATAAACACATAATATATGCTATTCGAATGTATAAGTGTAGCGTTAATATTCGGTATTGTCCCACTCATTGAAAAATTTATTCTTTCTTTCATAACTATTGAAAGTTATTTGATATTTACTGTACTTTGTATGTTGTTTTTTTGTTTATGTTATGTACTTTATACACGAAATTTCGATATCATTATGAAGGATATAAATATATTGAATAAAAATTATCATCTTTATTTTGTGATTTTTTTCACTACTTTTTTCATGTTTGTTTTGGGAGAATACTTATACTTGTATCTTATAGTGAAAAATAAAACCTATTTGGTCGTTTGTCTTATTGCTTCGTACCCTATTATTACGTCAATTATAGGACATACTTTCTTTAAAGAGACATTATCTGTAAAAAATATGACAGGAGTTTTTTTAACCACTTTAGGAGTTATCATATTATCAATGAAGTAATTTTTTAGCAAATATGTATATAGAAATAAAATGTCATTTCATATTACAAATATATGGTTTATAATTCAAAACAAAAATTACAAAAAAAATCCATAATAATTTCAGATAGAACATGTAAATTTTTAGTGATTGTAGAAAGTCCATCAAAAATAAAAGCCATAGAAAATTATCTTGGTAAGAATTATCAAGTCATTGCAACTAATGGTCATATATGTAATATTAAGGGACTAAAAGATATAGATATGAAAACATTCGACGTTAACTACTCCATTGTAGAATCAAATAAAAAGACGATTGATTCTATGCGTTCTGTTATAGAACTTTATGAAAAAGGAAATGTTTTCATTGCTACAGATGGAGATGTTGAAGGTGAAAAAATTGGATATGATATATGTCAAATGTTTGGTTTACATAAACGAATTATATTTAATGAAATAACAGAGATGGTTATAAAAGAAGCTGTCTTAAATCCACGATTAATAGATATGAATATCATCAAATCCCAACAAGCACGTCAGATCGTGGATATATTGATTGGGTATAAAATCAGTCCTTTATTAAGTAAATATATATCTCCCTTACTTTCTTGCGGAAGATGTCAATCAATTGCACTTAGATTAATTTACGAGAAAGAGAAAGAAAGGGTGAAAGATAAAGGTCCCAAAAAAATGTATGAAATAGTAGGTAGTTTTTTCAATTATCCACATACACTATCATTTGATTTATCTCATAAATTTGAAAAAATCTCTGAGGTACGTTTATTCATGGAAGATTCCAAAACATTTGAACATGAATTTAATATAAGTGAAAAATATTTATCATCGGATATTGCACCGTCTCCATTTAATACGTCAAAATTATTGCAAAAAAGTTCCTTTTCCCCTAAAGTGACAATGTTATTGGCACAGCAATTATATAGTGATGGAATGATAACTTATATAAGAACAGAATCAACCAAGTATTCTCAAGATTTTATTGATAAAGCCAATGTTTTTATCTTGGATAGATTCAAAGATAATCGATATATAGGAACTTTGAAAAATCATACTAAAGATCCCCACGAGGCAATACGTGTGACAGATATCAATAAAATATCTATTGAAGGCGATAAGAATTTGGTAACGTTATATAATATGATTTATAGGAACAGTATTGAATCTTGTATGTCTACGGCTAATTATGACAATTATGATATAACCGTAACAAGTCCTTTAAAAGATGAATATTACAAGAAAACTATAAGAAATCCGACCTTTCTTGGTTGGAAATCTTATGCAAAAGTATCTGACAAATCTTACGAAATTTCTTTTTTCAAGTATTTGAAAAAGAATATCAAATATCAATATATTGAGAGTACACTTGTTACATCAAACCAAAAGTTATATTATACACAATGTCTTTTATTAAAAAAAATGGAAGAATTGTCAATTGGACGTCCATCAACCATAGTTTCATACGGAGAAATTATATTGGAACGAGGTTATGTCAAATTAATGAATTTAGATGGTATGAAAGAAAAATGTATAAATTTGAAGTTATCTAATAACGAAATTCTAGAAAAAGAGGTTGAAAAACAATTTGGAACAGAAAAAAATGTTTATGTTATTCAAGAGACAGGAATACAAAGTATTGAATTTCTCTTGAAATATTTCGAAGACATCTTTAATTATTCATATACCAAGAAAATAGAAGAGCAATTAGATTTGATAAAAAAGGATAGTAGTTCTTGGTCAGAAATTTGTTTTCAAACTTATAAAGATATTAAGAGTCTAATCACAGGAATTAAGATAGAATTTAAAGATAAGAAAAAAATAGATGAAAATCATGAAGTAGTGATTACAAATCAAGGTCCAATGATCAAACATAAGTTAGATGAGAAGGGTTCTGAATATTTACCAATTGTATCTGGTATAGATTTAGATAAATTATACAATAAAGAATATTCTATAAAAGATGTAGTTCAGTTTGAAAATAGTTTATTAGGTTATTATCAAGAAAAACCATTACAATTAAAAGTTGGTAAATTCGGTGCTTTTTTTTCTTGGAACGAGAAAAACATATGTATAAAAGATATAAATATAGAATTGAAGGATATTACAATTGAAAAGGCAATTTCATTTATTGAGAATGGTTCAATAAACTCTAGGAAAAAAATGGATCATAAATCAAAGACAATTTTAAGAGTTATTGATATGAATACTAGTATTAGAAGTGGGTATTACGGTGATTATATATATCATAAAACAACATCAATGAAAAAACCGAAATTTGTTAGTTTGAAAAATAGGAAGGAAGATTTTTTAACATGTGATGCAAGTTTGATATATAAATTTATATAAGAACAATAGTTGAAAATTATCTTGGTATAGTATATGTGGCAAGAATATCTGAATATAAAAAATATTGATTATTTATATTTGTCTATAGTGTATCTAATATGTTTTATTTTCATGTGTAGTAAAAAAACTGAATATTTTTGTTTTATCTTGCTGTATATCTTGAATTTTTATTTCTTGATAACATTTTTGTCTAATGATAAAAGTGAAACGATGAAGAAATTAATATTTATTATTGGATGGATATTATTATTTGTGGCAAATACAATTTTGATAAGGACATATATTTTATTACACGGTGTTTATGGGAGTAGACAAATTGATTTTGGAGATATCAAAAACCTTGAAATTAAAAATAATTTGAAATTAACTTTAATATTTGGGACAATATCATTATGGATATTATATTTCTTTGATTTCAAATCGGCATTTGCTTTACCGGTTATAATATTATCTTCTGTTAGTGTTTACTTATCTCAAAGATTGTCTCGTAAAACACGAATAATATCGACCCCAAATAATCGGGGATGAAAATAAACTTATTTATTATATAAAGTATTAAGCTCTACCTTTAAAAATGTTTATATACTCTATGATGACTTTACCACTTTATAATATATTTATTTTAGTTTTGATTATATCTGCAAATTGGATGGCGGCTTTATATCCATGTAGATTTAGGACACTACTAACGAATAATATGTATTTCCGTCATTTATTTGGTTTTTTTACAATGATGTTTTTTGTTGTCTTATCAAATTCCGAATATTTAAGCAATCTTGGTTTAATATTTTATAATTCAATCATGTTATACATTTTCTTTATCATGATGTTACGTACCCCTTTAATGGTATTTATATCAATACTTGGATTACTACTCATCTCTTATTTATTAAATATGAAAAAAAAAGAAATTAATAGTGATATATCGATAGACGAAAATGGAAAATCTATACAAGTTAAAAACATTGATGCGTTTGATAATATCATAAATATTGCTTCATTTACTCTACTGATATTCGGATTTATTGTGTATCTTGGTCAAAAGAAAATGGAATATAAAAATAAATTTAATTATATCACATTTTTACTTGGTAGATCGGATTGTTTAGATTCAAGTCCCACTATTTCTTATATTTCTGGTATTAGACATTCTTTTGATTGATAACTTGGGATTTTAAAAATATATTTCTTCTTGGTAGAAATAAAAAATGAAAAACAAGATAGAATGAATTCATAGAATCATTTTTACCAAGAAGGATAATTATATATAATATTCAAGATAATTTTATATATTGATATTGATATTAACTGGTGATACTCGCTACGCTCGTGGTCCGCCCGAAGGGCGGATAAAGACAATCAAACACATATTTCAAGACATTTCATTTCTTCTTGGTAGAAATAAAAAATGAAAAACAAGGTTTAGAATTCATATAATCATTTTTACCAAGAAGGATAATTTTATATAATATTCAAGATAATTTTATATAATATTCAAGATAATTTTATATAATATTCAAGATAATTTTATATAATATTCAAGATAATTTTATATATTGATATTGATATTAACTGGTGATACTCGCTACGCTCGTGGTCCGCCCGAAGGGCGGATAAAGACAATCAAACACATATTTCAAGACATTTCATTTCTTCTTGGTAGAAATAAAAAATGAAAAACAAGATTTAGAATTCATATAATCATTTTTACCAAGAAAGATAATTATATATAATATTCAAGATGAGTCAAATAAATATGATATTCTCATTAAATGCGTCAAGATCAATTATATTCATGATATTAATTGGAGTAATTGAGATGATTGATATTTATTTTCTCCATATAGTATATATGTCTCATCTTATAGATACACTTATCATATCAGGTGGTGGAGCAAAGAGTGTATCCGTTTTGGGTTCATTAAAATATCTCGAAGATAAACTTATTATTAAAAACATAAGACGTTATGCTGGTAGTAGTGCAGGAGCAATCCTATGTTTATTACTGAATATAGGTTATTCAGCCCAAGAAATAAAGGACAGTTTTTTTTCTCAGGATAGTTCCCTAATAAATGATCCATTTTACAAGAAGCCTTTTAATATCTTCTATTATTATGGTATCAATTCAGGAAACAAACTAGTGGAATATATCAAACAATTGTTGGTGAATAAAGGTTTTGATAAAGATATCACATTTGATGACCTGAAAAACAAGACCAATAAAATACTAGTCATGACGGGGACATCTTTGACTGACCAAAATACCTATTATTTTAATTATAAAACAACACCTAATATGAAAGTAGTAGATGCGTTGAGAATATCAATCAGTATTCCAATATTTTTTACAAGTGTTAACTACAAAATTAAGGATACTGAACATATATTTATTGACGGTGGAATATTAGAAAATTTTCCAATTCATTACTTTGAAACATGTGATGAAATAGGTGATTTTGTATTAACGTCAAATGATTTAGAAAAATTTAAATGCAATCAAACTGGTCCACATTGTTATGATAATGTATTGGGAATTATGTTGTTTATGGATGGTGAAAAACGTGACGTGGATAATTTCAATGAAAATAAGATAGTTATTAATAATATGGGTGATTTTTTTTCTTCTTACGTAAATACAATGTTTTTGAAGATAGAAATCGGTAATTTTCGTGACCACACTGGTAGTAAAACACGATTTTTCGATAGAGTTATATCAATTGTTATTCCAAAAACAGTGAGTTATATTGATTTCAATTTGACACGAAAAGTTCAGGATAATTTGATAAATATTGGCAAAACAGCTATTGAAGACTTTTTCAAAACGGTATAAAATAATTAACGAAAAAAGTACATAAAGAAAATATTGCATAAATTACATTGAGTATGAACGATGATTTTGTCATGGAACCGTACATATTCACTATATGTAATATGGGAAAATGCAATGTAAAAGATATATACAAGTTCATCCTATTTGAATGTATTACACCATATGAAGCCGTGGTATGGACATCCAAACCATTGAATAATGATTTTTATCTTTCCTATGAATTGAAAAAATATCTGCATGGCATTGTGCAACCCAATAAAATTATTACTGAATATATTGAAATCAATAATTATTTTGAAAATTTGGGTTTATTTAGGTCGAAGTTCGTTCTTGATGATTTGAAACAATATTTTGACAAATCTATTTACAGATATGGAACAGAGAATGTCGAAATGTTTATACATGTATCACAGTCGGATAATATGAAAGGAATGAACATATTTTCATACAACTTATACCTATAATTTTATTGTGTTCGTTCAAAAATATAAATGAATTGATTTTTATCATCAACAACATTTACTAATCCTTTGACAGTAAAACCACATTTTAATGCAATATTTATGATATCTTTTATATTTTCAAAATAAAATACATGGTCATTTTTCCTAACATTATGAGTGACTTTATCGGTAAACGTTTCATTGAATAAAACAATATCGTGGGTTGTTGCTTTATCAAAATCATATTTTGAGTTATAAGTAAATGTCGTAAAATCAATATGTGTTTCAGTGATTCGTTCTTCGGTATATAATTGAGGTGAGGTTAATACACTAGATCTTCCGGAAGGTATGATGGTATCAAATTTAGAACGGTCAGCCATTTGAACAATAAAATAGCCATTAGGAATTAAAAAAGTGTATATATTTCTAAAAAAGGAATATTTATCTTTTATTTTATACAAGGACATATTAACACAAATAATATGTGAAAAAGTATTTTTTTCATAAGTCATAGGACCTTGAATATCGTCATTTTTGATTTTAATATTAGGATATAATTTGGTAGCATATTCAATCATTGATTTAGAACGATCAATTGAAAATGTATTGAATCCTTTCAACATTAGATTATTAGATAAATGTCCTGTCCCCGAGTCAATGACTAAGATAACGCTAGTATTGGTATTAGCAATAGTATTTTTGATGATTATACTTGTGATAAAGTCAACGTTATAATTGATACCGTACAATTTATCATAAAGGTTGGTGTAAAAATCATCATAAATATCACTATTTCGTTTAATCATAAAACGTTCATTTTGATTGAATCCTTCTATTTTCATACCTTGTAAATAGTTCTTATGAATCCATATTAATACTAGAACAAAAATAAGAAGATACAATAAATTAAAAATCCGTTGATAGGTACTTCTCCCTAACATATCTATATACAAAGTCAAGATAAATTATTCACGTCCTAAAGGCGTGAATAATTAATTTATTCAAAAAATTATCTGACATACTTTCCTCCTCTAGAGAATGAATCAACGACAAAAATAACAAATGTTCCGAGTAAAATATATAGAATATATTCCTCTAAATTATTATCCGTTTTTTCATTTTCTTGTTGTTCAAGTAAATGAACAATATAACTTAATTTGTCCATTACTTTATCGTTTGTTTTACCACCACCACCACCACCACCAATGCCTGCGTAATATGGTCTATTAATTGGAACATCGTAAACTTTATTAAAATCACTAGAACTATTCATTGTTTTTCCGGTATTATTGGAAGAAAAATCCGAATTTTCATGATTTCGTTTAATCGTATTAGTGTAATCTTTAGGTAATATAGAATCTTCTATTTCATTATCCATTGTAGGATAATCCAAGGGAGTAAAATTTGCTAATGAATCACCATCATTATCAATATTAACTAATGTCATTTTTTCTAATAACTGATTGACTTTTTGATTACGTGTTTCGTTATGTGAAACTGTTTCTTCTAAACTACTCTGGTTATATGAACTGGGTGCTTTTTTTATCGTTTTTCTAATAGATGAAGTACGTTTTTTGACAGGTTCATCATTTATCCAGGGCGATGCGTTTAAAATTGAATTCATTTAAATATTTTATTATTTATTATTTATATATAGTTTTTTTTTAATTAAACGAATTTTTTTAATTATATATCCGACATAATGATTATATCTGACTATCACTCTAATCATGTAGTGACATAATATCATTGTAATGGTTTATCACATTTAGCATAGACTAGAAAAAATACCTAAATATTCTTGTTTAGGAAAGTAATTGATTTGATTTTTTCAAAACGATTTTCGCTTTTTCTATTTCTTCAGAAGATGGTGTTGAATCAGCTAATAATTGAGTATGATAATTTGTAAATTTTTCTGGTAGTATGCAGAAATTAGATTCTTCATTGAATAAAAAATCAACGATAAATGTAAACACTAGAGTAAACGAAAGAGCGATATAAATATCTCTACTTCCCATCCAAGCAATACAAAATACAAGAACATCACGACTTAACGTGAATTTTAAATAACTTTCCATGGTTTTACTTAATTTAATTGTAACAAATCGACTTGCTATATTTAAGGTTATAACGATTAGACCCGCAAAAATTTTAGAATTATTGATTGATTTGATATTATTGTGTAAATAACTAAGAAAATTCATAACAGGCGATCTTTTTTTAGACATTGTAGTTATTATAATATAAGCAGAATTATTATAATAACAATATATGTAAATGAATGAAGATGATTCTGGTATTGAAATCGAAAACATAGTAATATTTTTAGAGACAAAAATACCCAATATGAAAGCACCGATAAAATTAACAAAAAGTATTTTATACATCAGTGAAAATGATGAAGGAGGTAGTACGTCTGAATATCCCTATTTTACAAACGCATGCAAGTTGCCTAAACAAAAACTAATAAATATGAGTTATAAAGATATCGTTGGTTTTTTCTTTAATAAGAAAATATTTGCAAATATAATGAATAAAGAAAACCGACTTTCGACATCATTAGATTCTACCATTGATTACAATATAAATACCATGATAATGTTACTTTTTCCTACCGTTTACCCTTCAGAAAATTTGAATACGAATTCATATGATAATGTAATAAAAAAAAATAAAGTGGATAATGGAATCATATCCTTTGTAATTGACAGTTTTGTTGCAGAAAAGAATGTCAGATTCTCTTATATAAAGGTAAATTCTACTATCTACACAATTACCTCAACATGTATATTAAATGATTTTTTGAATCATCCTGAATTTTCAAAATTATATTCACAATACATTGAATTTGATTTATGGTTTCTAAAAACAAAAAAGGAAATAAAGAATAAATTGAGTTCAATGAATATTACTTTTTATAAAATGGAGACAAGATTGATAAAAGAAAAATTAGATATTAGAAAAGAAATTCTTTTAAAAAAAGGGTATAATGAAAGAAACTCTGATCAAAGAACCGTAAATTATATCAGAAAAATAGATGAATTATTGAAACAATTATTTGATAAAATTATTGATAAGAACATGGATGAAATAAATAACGTTTTAGAAAATGAAATTTTTAGATTTAGTCGTGAATTAATGGATTTAAGGTCAATTGTCAAAGATATTACATATTTAATAATGGTTGAACAAAAATATTTTACAGAATTTAATAATGAATATACAGATAGGAAGATTAAGCAATATTTAGATTCTAATTATAGGAAATATGATGAATTCATAAAGGAAATAAAGAAATTTTCATCTGATAATCGTAAAATGAATAATTCCGTCCTTCAGGAATCGATTGATGAATTTTGCGACGGTCGAGGAATTTTATTCATAAATTACCTAAAGTATATAAAAAGTCATTATTTTGATAAAAAATATAAGAAATTCGATAATGTCTTTAGAGACATTGGATTAAATGTTGGTGGTGTCACTACTTATGAAAATCCTGATATAAATCAAACAAAATATCAAGTGTATGTCGCTTTGGATTTAATTGGTGGTGAATTGAACTTGCAAAATATGAATCAGATAAGTTGTGATTATAAAAATGAAGAATTAGGGGGAATATTTAAATCAATCGGAAATACAGATAATAATAATTTTATAATAACTACTCTTATTCAGCTAGAATCAATGATTAAAACTAAAACTACGGGTGGAAAAAATACAAGAAAAAAACAGGTTCATATAATTAAAAAAAAGAAGAAAATTAGAAAAATAACAATAACAAAAAAGAAGAAAAATAGTAATTGAAAAGATCTTCAAGTTTTTATATTATTATTTGGTTTACACATGTTTTGGAAATCAATATAAAAAATTATTACAATATCATTTATATAATAATGAACAATATCGTTTGCGAAGATAATATTATAATGAATAATAATAAAATAATAGTACAAGAAACGTTCGATAATATTATAATGAATGACAATAAAATAATAGTAGAAGAAACGTTAGATAATATTATAATGAATGACAATAAAATAATAGTAGAAGAAACGTTAGATAATATTATAATGAATGACAATAAAATAATAGTAGAAGAAAAGTTGGATGCTATCACAGAGATAGAAATTTACGATACCATCTTGAAAATAATGGCAGAGGAAAGTATTGAATATTTTAGTGAATATGACAAATTAGAAATGAGAAAAAAAGCATTACTAAGGATATTACGTAAAAAATCATTCTCTGGTAGAATAATAAATTTTTATAATAAACATAAAAGAACGGTGTTATTTTCTGTTATAACAATAATATCTTTTCCTATCGCGATAGTAGCAATTCCATTGTTTATTATAACTTACCCGATATGTTATTTTGGATATCATTGCGGTGCCTTTGGATATTTATTAATAACTGGGACTAGATATCAAGGTAGTGGATTGTAATAATTTCCTTTTTCTTTGTATCGATTTATTATTAATATAAATGAATAAACAGATTTAAAAATAATATGCAATGAATTTATAATTATAAAAAATTTATTGAAATTTATAATTATATTGATTTTAACATAATATGTCTTGATAAGTAATAAATATATTATGTTTTCGTTGTATGTCTTAATTTGTTTAAATAATATTCGTGAAATATAATGCTAATAAATATTTTTATCAAAATACGCTTTATCACATAAAAAAATGACACAAACATTATTATTCATTTACATAATAAGCAATAGATTTAATGTCGTTTATAGCGATTTAACCTTGAGTGTACAAATCATAGAAAATAAAATGAATTCAATATGAAATACAGCTCTATAATTATTACCATATTGTTTTAAAAAAGTAAACATTTTTTCCATCAATAGATTTATTTTACCAATATCAAATAAATCTTCATTAACGAAATAAGTAAAAATATACCAGATACAATCAATGACATCTAGATTATAAATAAGTATATCATATATTTGATCTCGAAATTTACCAACATCTACATTTTTTTGATTACACTCGTTTATTATCGAAATTTCTTTAATTATATTATCACAAATAGTATTAAAATTATCAATTGGGATTTCATTACTTGATTTAAGCAAATGAAAAGAATTAATTTCTTTTATATTTGAAATATTTTCAATCTTTATTTTATCAAGAATAGAAAATATTTTGCTTTTCTTAATATCATTATCAGGAATGTCACTCCCCAATTTTGTAATGTTGTTACAGTTAATACCACTAATATATGAATCTTTACTTGGTCGTTTTACACGTAGAACATAACAACCATTGATGATATTATTTGGTATGAAACTAAGATGTTCTGTTATCAAAATAAATTTTATTTGTATTTGATTTATATTACTACTTGTATTTGAATATTGTTGCAAGTAACTATACAAAATTTCCAATAATTCATTATGAATGGTATGGAAATTCTTACAAACAATTATACCATGTTTATCTTGTTTTACAGAAACAATATCAACTATTTGTTGAAATATTTCATGCCATAACATTCTTGAATTACATCCTAATAAAGCCATATCAATTTCATAATGTATATCACTTATTTTATAAATATAGGATTGTTTATCAATAATTGAAGTTATCTTTTTTTCATATTTCAATAAAGCGGGACTGTATTTTTTCAATAAATACAACATTTGTGAATATTTTCCTACACCAGACGGACCATAAATAATAATATTTTCAAAATCTATTAATTTTTCAGGGAAATTATTTATTTGTTCAACCAACTCCTCATGAAAATTAAATGTTTCTACTGATTTACAATAATCATCAAAATGGGTCTCATAAAATTTCATTCTAATATTATAGATTTTGAATAGTTTTTATATTTGTATTTCTATACAATATAATTATCTAATGAATAACTGATATCATTCAAACATCGTAAGACTTTTGCATGGTCGGCATCCACTCCACTATTTATAGTCGATTCTTTTCCTTCTTGAATTATTAGCCATGGAAAATAGGTATAACATTTTAACCTTGTTTGTAATCTACTTGTCATCCAATCCGATGCGAAAATTTCATTAGAAAACATATCTAATATTTTTTTTAAACCTTCTCTCGAAATAATATACCCCCCCGTCAAATATTGCACCGCATTGACATCTATATTTATCCATTTAAATGTTTCCTGTTCCGGTTCAGATGCATTCAAAAAAATGGCATCCCATCCAATACAATCATGATAATTATTTATACCAATTTGTGATATTGTTTCCAATTTCGCTTTCCATTCTTTGTCAAAACAAGCATCATCTTCTAATATTAAGGCATAGGATACATTGGTTGTCAATATATGTTTCCATAATTTGATATGGGATTGTGCACAACATTTTTGTAAAGTATTCAAGGAATTTGAAAAGTTCAAATTTTTGTCTAGGTCTATCTCAGTAGATGCTTTAAATCGTGTCACATCTAAATTTAATTCCGAAAATCTTTTTTCCATCGATTTCCATCGTTCAGTATGAGAATATAATGAGATACAAAACGTATTTGTTCTGTCAAAGAAAAATGATTCATTTGTCATTATTAATATTGTATATTTTAGTCTTTATATTAATATTTTATTTTCAATAAACCATACCTTCATAAATATCTCCATTTTTATATGTTATTTTGCCATTTCCATATCGATTATTTCTAAACCATGTACCTTCATAGACATCACCATTTTTATATACCATTTTACCTTGTCCGTGTTTACCACAAATATCCCATTCACCATCATAAATATCACCGTTTTTGTATATCATCTTTCCACAACCATACTGACCATCATAATATTTACCATCTAACCATTCGCCATCATAAATATCTCCATTTTCAAATGTAACTCTTATTTGTGTTTCATTAGGAATATTCGCCGGAAATATCGTTTTTATTCTTTTGGAACTATAAAGAAATAAACTGTTATATAATATAAAGTAAAGAGACATGTTCGTTATTATAATAAGGATCATTCTCTTTATATGTAAATAATATAGATATATCTACAATTAATAATTATAATGATATCAACTTATGAAAAGTCTTGTTGTGTACTGAATATTTCAAGTGATAATGAAAATGATATTTCATCAAAAACATTGAATAGACAATATAGAAAAATGTCTTTATTATACCATCCAGATAAAAATTTAAAAAATTCATCCGACAAATTTCATGAAATAAATAACGCCTATCAATATCTTGGAAAATATTTGGGTTATATGGATGATGATAATTATTCCGATATTGATATTGAAGAAGAAATACATTGGACTGTAAACTACAAAAATAAAATCGTCGAATTTTTCGATGGAACAATATTGAATCAAATAATATCAATGAATGAAGAAGAAATTATTAAATTTCTCAAAACGGTTGATAAAAAAAAAATTATCTATCTATACAAAATATTGTATATAAATAGAATCAAATTCAATGTACCAAATTCTTTATTACTATTATTGTCAAATGTTTTGAGAGAAACAAATTGACCTAGAGATATTGAAGAAGAATCAGAATAAAATAGATTGGTAAATAGAATCATACGGTAAACCCGAAAGTCATATCTATTTTGGAGAAGAATTTGGATAAGGTGGATTGGCTTAATTTATCCAGAAATCCGAACGCCATACATCTGTTAAGGAAAAAAATCAAAAAAATGATTGCTTTATATTTTTTTATAATAATAACATAAAGCTACAAACATACAACTATTAAATAAAATAATGGGACTTTATAAATTACTTGACTGGGTAGATTTCGACAAGATAAATTGGAATGGATTATCCAAAAATCCGAACGCCATACATCTGTTAGAGAAGAATTTGGATAAGGTGGATTGGCATAATTTATCCTTTAATTCGAATGCGATACATCTGTTAGAGAAAAATATGGATAAGGTATCATGGCATGGATTATCCGTAAATCCGAACGCCGTATATTTAATAGAGAAGAATTTGGATAAGGTACAATGGGGCTTATTATCCTATAATCCGAATGCCATACATTTATTGGAGAAGAATCTGGACAAGGTAAATTGGAATGTATTATCCGTAAATCCAAACGCCATACATTTATTGGAGAAAAATCTGGATAAAGTATGTTGGTCTTGGTTATCCACAAATCCGAATGCCATACATTTATTGGAGAAAAATCTAGATAAAGTATCTTGGACTTGGTTATCCACAAATCTGAATGCCATACATTTATTGGAGAAGAATTGGGATAAAATAGATTGGAATACGTTATCCTCTAATCCTAATGCCATACATTTATTGGAGAAGAATCTGGATAAAGTATGTTGGTATGGATTATCCCAAAATCCGAACGCCATACATTTATTGGAAAAGAATCTGAATAGAGTAAATTGGAATGGATATTCCTATAATCCTAAAGTACAGAATAAAATAGATTGGGATACTTTATCTATGAATTCAAATGCGATTCACATATTGGAGAAGAATCTGAATAAAGTAAATTGGAATCATTTATTTTATAATCCGAACATTTTCGAATTGGATCTGGGTTTTCTAAAATCCCGCATTGATGTATTACGGGAGGACTTGATGAAGGAAGTATTCCATCCTAATCGTGTCATGCGGTTTTATTCAGAATATAACTACGATATACTGGAAGATGAAGCGTTTTATCCTAATGACGAGTAAATCAAAAATTGACTGTTTTATATTTTTTAACAATAACATAAAACCAAAACATATCAATATCTTAAATCTTTTATATATTTATATTTCAAATTTTTAGATAAAGAATTTAGATATAATATATATCTTATATATAAATGTCCGATAATAAACTTAAGAAAAGACGAATTATTCAAAAAAAAGATGTCGTCGACTTTGATGTAACACGCAAGAATATAGATATGGATAAATTAAAACAATTTGAATTGAAAATGATTGCAAAATATTATAATTTGAAAATTTCTGGTTCAAAAACAGTATTGAAATTAAGGATTGACGATTATCATAAAAAGTCAAAATTCGCTACAATCATACAGAAAAATATCCGTTGTTTTTTTGTTCGAGAATTATTTAAATTGATTGCATCAAAATCTCAAAATTATGTTAACGAATCAGATTTTTATTCATTAGAACCATTGAAGGATATAATCTTTCATAATCTTTATAGTTATACCGATGAAAAAAATTTCACTTATGGTTTTGATATTAAATCAATAATGATATTGTATTGTAAAACAGGTAAAGTGATTAATCCTTATAATCGTAATAAATTGTCATTTATAAATATGATGGATATTTTTTCAATGTATGCCAAGGTAAATATTTTATTCAAATTTGATGTTGAACTCAATGTTTATTTACCTAATTTGAATCAATTTATGATTCATAATTTAAATGGAACATATACAATTCCGGATTTTGATACGGCTATAGAAAATTTAGAATATCAATATCAAAATCAAAATGTTCAAACATTGATTATTCCGATTGTTCCAAATGTTCCTGATTTTATGCTCCTTATCCCCGTTGAAAATCAAAATGTATTCAATATGGCGGTTTTGATTAATAAATTAAAAGATATACATATATCGTTGATTGAACGAAGAGAAAAATCATTAGAAACAAGAGTACGTGAACTTTTTATAGAAATTGAAATGTTGGGAAATTTTAATGATAGTACTTGGCTAACTAACTTGGATATTATTAATATTTACCAATTATATTTGAATTTAATTGAACTTTGGCAATATAGAGGTAATATGGATCATACTATGAAGGTTAAAATATATCCTTTTGGTGATCCCTTTTACAATATAAATGGTAATATTTTTACCATGGATTTAACAAGAGACGATATTTTGAAAATTAGCATCAGAGTCATGGAAAACTTCATTTTCTCAGGCGTTGATATTGAAGATAGAAAAATAGGTGCAATGCATGTGATTTCTGTCTTAACTAGTGTATCGGTGAGAGCTAGAAGAGAGTATCAATGGTTATATGAACCTTGGATTTAGAGCGATTAAAAAAAATCTATAATATAATAATGTTTGCTGTATTTACTTTTTATATATGAATTCACCATTTCCAAGATATATTTTATTTTTTCTCCATTCTCTACTTGATTCATCAAAATCAATAATTACTTCATTTATCAATATTTTTTCTATTGATATATCATCATTGTATATCGATATATTATGATTCGTCTTTACCAACATATTTTTGGCTTGACTTCGTGTTTTCATCTTGTTTGATTAAATTATGATTTACATATCAAAATAGATTCAATTTTTTGTTTTTATATTTGTATAAGAATTATCATTAATATTAATATTAAATTAATTTAATATTAATTTTTCGCTTTCGGTCGGACTCGAACCGACGATCTTCAATTTAACAGACTGATGCATTAACCAACTATGCTACGAAAGCATTAGCCCAAACTGAGAATTGAACTCAGGACCTTCAGTTTACAAGACTGATACACTACGACTGTGCTATTTGGGCAATTTATTTTTATCAATTTAACGCCTTGATCAGGCGATTTTTTCTAAGTTTTTAGTATTACAGTATTTCATATGAACTGGACTTTTAAAATGTCTATATTTTGAAGAGTTGGATATTATAATACCACATTCGCAATTTAATTTTTGGCGACGAATTTTATTGATTTCATCTTTTTTTTCTTCATATTTGTCTTTTTGTTCAAGCTTATCTATAACTCTAACTGCCTTTTCGTATGGTCTTCTCGAGTTCAAGTCAGAATTTAATATTTCATAATATTCTTGTTCTTTTTTCCGAGCTTCATTCGAATTATTGCAGGGATAATTTTCAACAATTAACATCGAGTAATTATCCCATCCTCCATTTGCTCGTATAGAACTATACAACTTAAAGTTGTATTTTTTTCCATTTTCATTATATATATATGATTTATGTTCTGATTTCCTATGTTCAAAGTCAATTGTATGACCAATATAACCTTCTTTAATCGATGAATCATTGCAAACAATTTTATATATCACGGTATTTGCATGGGGGTTCTGCATTATACTTTATTATCATAATATGCTTTTAAGTAATTTTTTTTTTTGTTTTTATTTTTAATTGTTCTTTTTATGTATTCTCTACTGCTGGGATTGAACCAGCGACCTTTCGATTTACAGTCGAACGTTCTTCCAACTGAACTAAGTGGAGAAATTTAGTTTTTATTATTTATACCATATTTTTGTTATTTATATCTTGTACTTTTTATTTGTATATTGTTTTTGTGTACTCCTCTTTTTCTTTTATTTATTATTTTATTTTATTATCTTATAATTTAGACAACCACAGGTGCAACAACCTCAGGAGGGGTTACTTTCACAAAGTGATGCTTCATGTATCTTTGTAGGTTAAAATACGTTAGAACATCTCCAGCCTCAAGTTTAAGAAGAGTGATTAGGTTCGCATCAGCATTGATTTGACGACCATTTGACTTATCTTGGAGTTGATTAGTACGGATATATTGATTAATCTCCTTACTTACTGATGTACGTGCCATCTCAGTTCCAACCTCCTTACCAAGGAATAAAGCTAATTCCTCACTGATTAAAGTAGGACGAACAAATCCCGAGGGTTGACGATTACCCGATCTCTTACTCTTCTTTGAACTAGCCTTTTGACTGACCTTGAATTCACGAACGACAATCTTTTCAAGAGCTTTAAAGGATACTTTTGTGGCAGACAATAAAGAGATGACTTGCTGTAATTTCAAACTAAAATCAGCCATTTTAGTAGGAATATTATCAACAACAACTTTCTCGTCCTCACTGACAATTTCATCTACAGTCTCTTCAGAAACAACAACTGGAACTGGAACATCTACTACTGTAGCATCTACTGGAACTGTCTTCACTTTCTTTTCGTAAACTTTCTTTGGTTTAACAATAGAAGTATCAATATCAATTGCTTGGATAGGTGTTGCGGATATAACAGATTTCATTGCACGGACCATTTCTAATGTAGTATACACTATATAATCAAATTCTTTTATATCCTTTTAACGCAATATATTATTAAATTGATATAAAGAAGTAAGATGGTTATCGATTCAATTTTTGAAAGTTTTTCCTAAAGTAAATCGATATTATTATTTTTATTATTAATATTATGATTATTATTATTATTATTATTGTGATTATTTAGGAATTTCATGTATTACGAATTCTACCTACTCTGAATTAAAATGTTCCTTAATTATATAAAATGGCAAAGAAAAGTAGATGCTCTAAAGGATCTCGTAAATCCAAATCTGGTAGATGTTTATCAAAATCTGCGCGTTGCAGAAAAGGATATACAAAAAAAAATGGAAAATGCAAAAGAACATAAAGTTTGATATAATCAATTGTCAAATATACTCACTATAAAAAATCATAAAAAGTGTTTCAAAAAGTGAAAAATTGAAACACTTTTTTACATATTTACAATGTAATCACAATTAAATCGAAAGTAAAGTAAAAGTAAGAAATGATGACATACAACAATGTTTTCCCTACCAACTATTTTGGTCCTCCTCCTACTACAATGACCAGAACATCCACACCCACAGTAGATGGATACAACAACAAAATGGTAACAAGTTTTTACATTCCACATGTTCCTGGAGAAATATTAAAGGAAAAATTAAAAGAAATATTGGAAAACAAATTCGATATTGGTATCATTACCAAGATTGAATGTATACCAAAAATAGGTAATGGTGACAGAGATGATAATTACAGTTGTTTTGTATTCTTCGAGTCGTTAAGTTATAGTAATTGTTCATTTGATATCCAGTTAAAATTCAAAAAAGGACTTCAACCAAGATTATATTACGATGAAAAAAAATACTTGGTTATTTGTCAAAATACTAGTGAAGTAGCTTACTACAAAGACCCTAAACATATGGACTTGATATTTTATGTCAATAAGAGTTTCAAAGGTGATTCTATAGAATATTTGTGTATTTTAGAACAACTTGACCTCGGTGAGATACAAACTATTGATATGAAAAATGAAGTAGATTCATGCCATTCCGTAAAATTATGTTTCAAATTTTGGTACCGAACAAAAAATGCTTATAGATTTCAACAGGAACTCATGGAAACGGGTAGTGTAAAAGTAAGAATAGCAGAAGATGAACAATGGACATTTTATTATGAAAAACCATTGCTTGATGGTGTTAATCCAAATGTATGGTATAAATCCAAATTTTGTATGAGATAAGTAGATAAAGTTTTGTATAAATAATTTTGACTTTTGTAATCTTAAATAAATCTTTTTTTTCATTTTTTTTTAGTTTTTCGTTTTTACATATAACACACTAAATCACTTGCGATCGATTTTATTCTGAAGAAACATATATGGAAGACGATTTAGAAGAAGGCAGTGAATTCTCATCACTAGGATTCCAATATCCTGGATGGGGTAAGAAAGTAGGATTTACAAAATGTTAATTTTGTATGAAATCAGGACCTCTTTCTTTTTTTGAATACACTCACCGTTCTTCTTTTACGAACGCTTCTCTTTTTCTGTCGATTTGTCTTTTGTACAACACTATTTCGACGTTTATTCGAAAATTTACGTATCGACATCCTCTTTTTTCCTCCTTTTATATTGCTTGTTTCTCCCATAATATTTTTGGATATCTCCTTCATACTATCAACCGCATCATCCACATTTTCGACATCGCCATTCTTTATTTCGTTCGAAATTTCGTCAATTACTTTATCCTGTTTATCAGGTTCGAGAACCCCTGAATCAACAAGTTTATCAACCTTGGCTATAACTATTGCCGCTTCATCCATAACTTCACGATTATCCAATAATACCTTTAATTTTCCCGATTCTTTAGTTATAAAAAACGAAATCGCATCAGCCAATTCCTTGTCTTGCACATCTCCTCCCCCAATATATTTGTTATTCTTTTTATATTTACGCATTCGGTTATACTTTCCACCTCCCATTTTTACGTTTTCGGTTGCACTTACTATCGCCTCCTTTTCGTTCGAACCGTCTGGTAGTTTCATACTGGCTTCTCGTGCCAGAGTATCTCCCAATAGATTTTGATTACGCTCTGTTAATTCAGCCAATATTTTAATCAGTTTAACTTTTTCTATTTCGGCGGTAATTTTCTGTATTTCATCGACTTGTTTTGCGTTATTTGCCAGTTTTACCTTTTTTGCATTTAATTCTTCTTGACGTTTTTCGATATTACGAAAAATCATTTCAAATGGGGTTATTATGACAAGCTTCAATACGGAAATAATTCCAGTAATGAGAACATTTGAAGCCTTTATCGGAGCTCCCAGAAGTTGGACTATATCACTCTGCTGTGTTGTCAAAAAAGACGTTAATACCGCCACCGATGCAGCAGTGATCTCCATACCTTTTACCGACAATGGTATAGTTAAATTTATAGCATTGGATAGGGCAGATATACTGGAAACGGACAATTCGCTACCCGCATCGATTAATTCGCCCGATTTTTCAATAATGACAGCGGTTGTCTTAATTGTTGCATCGGCAGCAATTTCTGATTTTTTTATAATATTGTTGGCGAGGGTTATGGATGTTCCCAATATTTCCATAGTCTTTTCTGCAATAACCCCCGTATTTTGAACCGTCTTTTCTGCGATAACCGCAGTGTTTTGAACGGTATTCCCGATTGCCTCTGCCGTTCCACTAAAAATAGAAGCAAACATTTATTAGGATTAATATTATATATTATAATAACATATTTGTTCCATGGTGGTATGACATAATTGAAATATTAAATCATGACTGGTTATATTTTATTATATATATATTTTCATCGAAATGATATTTTTCCTCGTATATTTTGTGTGTAGGAATCTTCATATTTATCAATTATACCCCGTCGTTACAATAGTAGTAATTTTTTTGAGATTTTTAAATTTAGAAGCATGAAAGGAATTAAAAGTGCTAAACATCTATATATATAAAATGATATAAAAAGAATTCATTCTCATAACATATAATGTCAAAGTTTGAAGTTGTAGATCCCTATAAATCAGAAGATATACAAGTGTTAGAATCATCACTAACACTCGATATCAAAGATTATGTTTCTAAATATAATCCAAAATTATATATTTTAACACCTTGTTATGGTGGTGTATGTCATGTATCTTTTACTACGGCAATCATTTCTACCATTGAACTCTTTCGCAATTTAGGGATTGAACTTAAAATAGAATTTTGTAGAAACGATAGTTTAATTACGAGAGCAAGAAACAATTTGATTGCAAAAGCAATGAATGATAAAACTATGACACATGTTCTTTTTATTGATAGTGATATTACATGGTGTCCATCAGATATTTTGAAACTCTTGATTTCTGAAAAGCCAATAATCGGTGGTATTTATCCTCAAAAGAAATATTATTTCGAAAATCTATTAACAAAACCAAATGATCAAAATTATATAGACAGTATTATTTCAAAACGCGATAAAGGTTATTTAAAAGACATTAATTCAGATGTAGATACGGTCCGTTATAATCTTGTGAAATATAATATTAATTACTTGGGTAATGTTATGAATATTGAAAAAAATCTTACCAAATTAAGACATATTCCAACCGGATTTATGATGATTCAACGTGATACTCTTGATAAAATGTTTGCCTTTTATCCATCCACAAAATATGTCGATGATGTCGGCTTTTTAAATGGAACTGAAAATGATTATGCGTTTGCATTATTTGATTGTGGTATTGAAGAAGGACATTATTTATCCGAAGATTGGATGTTTTGTGAAAGGTGGCATAAAATGGGTGGAGATATCTATGCTGATGTCAGTATTAATCTAACACATTCCGGTTTAGAAGATTACAAGGGAAGTTTTTTATCTTCCGTAATGTAATTCCAGAAATACATCATATTTATTTAGATTAAAATTATATAAAAAATTGAAATGATTTTTATATAATTAATAAAAGTTAATACAAATTAAATAAGAATAACATGGAAAATATAGGTGAGATGAAAAATATGACTTTAGGGTTTTATAATGGAATTATTTATCCTCTTGCTCTACCAGTTTCCATCAATATACATAAACTTGCAAACGGTATAATAAAATGTTTATTACGTAAGGGAATAAATTTAAATTCAGTTATAAAAAAAGCGAATGATAATCTTGAAGAAAATGAAATATTTATACATGAATTAGGTATGCAATCTGGATTAATTATACCATTAGAATTTATAAAAATGAGAATGGGAACTGATGAATTTTTTAAAGAAACAATTTATGATATATGGTCGTGTCATAAAGATCCAAATAATGTCAAAACAACACTTGAAACTATCAAAAAAAAATCCTCTGGAAAAATATCCAAAGAAAATATAAAAATTTATGATAAACTATATGGGCTCATTGCTTTAGATTTATTCATATCTATAGCAATACTATTAAAACTAAAAATAATTAATGATGATAAAAAAAATGGATTCATGTCATATGATTATGAATTTTGTATTCAACAAATGGGAGAAATTTCACGTATGAGATGTATATGATATATACTTTCCAGATATACATGATATGGAATAAAATAGTATCATGTATTAGGTATCAATAAACATATGATGAACTCTCATTAATTCATCATAATCATTTATATATTTTGAATTCTTTACTAACCATTTATAAAATACAAGTGGTATAGCAGGATAATACGAATTGTAAACTTTTTTTTCTGAAATTTTAAAACAATAATTCTTGTAACACTTGTACCACTTCAAAGTCTCTCGTAAACAAACATTACTTCCTTGACAAGATATATTATAATCTGTCCCAGATATGACTAAAATATCTCGAAATACATCCATAGACATTTTTAGGTCATAAAGAATATCCGGTAAGACATATAATACAACATTTCTTTTTGTTAGAGATAGGTTTCTTAAAACTCTATTGCATCCAAAAATAAACATGTCCATATCATCACTTAAACAAGCCCAAGCCTTATTCGTTTTGACATATTGAACACATAATTCATCGGCTTCTCCATCAGCTACTATAGAATCCATTTTATTCTCAATTAATAGTAGTCTAACACTTTGTATATTATCAGTATTGATTCGAATAAACTTTTTCTTCAAATTATCCAATCTATTTATCGTATTCATATCAAGTAAGTTGATTGAACTATCATTGATAATTGAATTATACTTTGACTCGGCTTCTTTTTTCTTATTTTGGCGTTGTAGTAATAAATCTCTTTTTTCAACGGGGGGTTTTCCATCAAATACAAAAATCGGATTGATATTATATTCCTTGAATAAATCGATTAAAAGTTGAAAGTTTTCCAAAAGTCTACCGTCTTCCAAAAATTTGTACATATATATTGATGTGTCAACTACTATACATTTATTACTTAAATCATCAAATGTAATTGGATGGATTGATTGTAAGCTACAGTTTTGTAAAAGATGTCTATTCAAATGTTTAATTCCCATTTTTATAATTTGTATATATAATATCTATATATCTATATATCTATAACGATTCGTTTTTAAATCAATTTTATATGAACACTCAACCTACGATAATGGGTTTGAATAATATATTCGATATACCTATCAACATCAATATCAATAACATCTATATAAAAGAATTATTTTCCCAAATATCAAAGATCAATATTCCCATAAATCACAAGTATAGTAGAATAAAAGGTATGGAATGTATCCTTAAATCATCTCATTATAATAGTATTCCAAGTGAAATCAGAGAAAATATAGATGAAACACGTTACTCTCATAGATTGTATGAATTTGTTCTTAATTCGGGTCGATCTATTCAATTATTCATCATTCACATGAACGACAATAAACACAACCAATTAAATGATTTATTCTATAAAATTTTTATTTGGTTATCTGTCCTTGATGATATATGTCCAAAAAAATGTTCCAAGAAATTAACACTTTTTTTACTTTTATCTCCCTTCACCAAATCATTTCCTTTGAAAAAACACGAGGAAATTAAACAAAGTCATGTTAATTCCGCCTTCACCTTCTCTTGTAAAGAAAATAATGAAATATATGTATATAGACTAGAAGAATGTTTCAAAGTGTTTGTCCATGAGTCATTCCATAGTTTTGGATTAGATTTTAGTGGTATGAATATAAAACAGCAGAGTCAAATAATTACCGATAATTTCAAATCACTGAACATTAATCATGATTATAGAGTCTATGAATCTTATTGTGAAACTTGGGCTGAAATAATTAATATTTTAATCACCGTTTCATATCATGAGAAAATCAAAGATTTTAAGATAGCCATACCAATTATAAGTAAATTCATTTATTATGAAACATTGTGGTCATTATTTCAATGTTGTAAGGTATTGCGTCATCATAATATTCAATATGATGATTTATTTAATCATAAATATAAATACGTTGAAAATGAAACACAGGTGTTTTCTTATTTCATTTTAAAAATGATTAATTTTGTCAATATCAATGATTTTTTTGTTTGGTGTAGAAATAATAATACAAGCATGATTAATTTTAATCAAAATCAGACAACGGTTTATAATTATTATAGATTCATAATAGAACATTCCAAAAATAAAGAATTAATCAAAGGATTAAATATTGTGAATAATTCGTTTCAAAACCAAAACCAAAACCAAAACCTAAATGTTATTCCTAAAAATAAAGTGGCAATGATGAAAACAATGAGAATGTCTTTATTTGGATGATATGATTTTTAATTTTAGTTCTAGTTCTAATTCTAATTCCCTATGATACTTAAGAAGTGATTTATAATTACCACGTCTTGTGTCATTTTCTCGTGTTAATCGCTCCAATACACCTTCTAGTATTTTTGCATTGAATATTGATTTATCGTCTGATTTAGTGTCAATATTGGATTGAAGTACTTTGATATTTTTTTTAACCCCCTCATTGGTGAAAAAATCATTAATCATATTTGTGGATTCTGCGTCTTCAATAATAAAATGCTTTTCCTGTAAAGCTTTTTGTTCTTCGTTCATTGTTGAAACTTATGTATTTTATTGTTCTTATGTAGTCTTACAAGTCGTATCTTTATATTGATTAAGTTATATATCGCATTTTATATTTATGGTTTTTGTATGTTATTATAAGATTTGTTATTATAATTATCATAATAATTATAATATTTACTTTATCTAGTTTTTATCATTTATCGACGTTTCTTATTTGTCTTGGATTTTTTATTACGTTTGGATCTCTTTTTTTTACTCGACTTTCGGCGTGTTGAAGTCTTTGATTTTCTGAATCTCCGAACGTTTTTCCCACCTACATAATCCGTAACTGAATTAAGAGCATCGGTATGTAATATTTTGCTCGTTTTTCCGCGTAAAATGCTTCCCGTTTTTGGTAAAAATACATTATAGTCGGTTTCAAATGTGAGTTCAAGCGCATATGGTTCAGGTGGCTCGAAATCCTCGTCCTCTTCATTATCTTCTCCGAAATCTTCTGCGCCTTCCACGACTATTGTACTAAATTCATCTTCAAACATATAGTGATATTGGTCTATCGCATCCTCATCATATGAATTAGACATTTCCTCTACTTCAATATATTTCGCTCGAACCTTTTGATGAGTTTTATTGTTGTATAATAGGTAATATTTATTCTCGACAAGTCCACTTGGGTTTATTTGTGTGACGTTGTTGAAGTTTATGGGTTCTAAATTACCGAGTGACCTTGGAAGGTTCAAACTAGAACCAAATCTTTGGAATCCATCTACTTCCATTTGAACTATATGATATATATATAAAATATATTAAAAAGTCTTCAAAAAACAAGTTGGTTTTTATCTAGTTTCTATATTTATGACATGTTTTCTATAATGTAAATCTACCAAGAAGAATCAATAATGTTGTGATTTTCATGTTTAATAAATCTTATTGGTAATAATTTGTTATTATAATAATATGGGGTGGATATTTACAATTTTATTTAATTATGTGTTCTACCGAGTTTAGTTTTAATCTTAATTTCATTAAATTAATAACAACTTCTGGTTCTTTTGCTCCAATATAATGTATTAATTTTGCTTTATTTGTGTTTATGAGAATTTTTTTCAATTCTTCGTTCTGAGAAAATTTGGCATGAATGGCTAAGTCAATTTCTTCTAAATTGCGATGATTAGAGAAAAAACCATCATCTACTTTAATATTTTTGAGTTTTAACTTTGGATTTGATACAGCTATTTTACATAGATTTATATCCATTGACATTTCACTCTTTGAATTGAGTGAAAATTCGTTTGCAAAATCCGGATAACCATTTCTAAATTTAGATCCTTGATAATAATGTATCACAGAAGCATAACTATTTCCATTTATTATGAACGGGTTTTCTACATCTAACCAAGAATCATCTAATTTTCTTCTCCAATCACGAATCTTTGTTAGTTCAATAAATGAACTATACCTATCTTTTGAAATAATATCTCCAGCACCCCTACCAGGTTTTGCATTAGCACTATTCGAATAAAACATTAATACAGATGAGTCATATAAATCAACATTGTCATCAATATTAACATTATTATTATTATTATCATTATTGATACCAAGTTCTACTTGTAAATTTTTGTAGTCGTCAATTAATGTATATATACCACCAATACCAGCCATGCATTTTTTAATGGTGATTGTTTTTAAATGATAAGGCACTTCCGAAAACGTTAGAATTTTATTAGTCTTGTAAGAAACTAATTCATAATGTTTACCACTATAAGTTGTTATGATATAGTAATCAGGTTTGAAATATCCAATTTCTTGTGTAGATTCTAATGTCTCACCACATTGTAATATATTTGTTTGGTCCGAACTAAATAGTTCCGATAGTATAATAAACTTGATATTCAGTTCTTTTTCTAATATGGCTATAGCAGACGCTTCAGCCCAATATCTACTTGTGAGTATAAATTCCCTATACTTGTCTATAGTCGTTATTGGTCCAAAATGTTCTCCAAATATTTCACTAATCATTGCCTTTGTCTCATCTATACCTTCTTGACATTCATTGAATCGATTTTGAGATAATAAAGTATCATTCAAAACATTACGAAGTTCTTCTTGTGTTATTCCTTTCATACTACCTTTTTGTTTATTATCAATCTCAATAACATGTTTTAAATGGTACATTTCTTTTTCTATCAATTGGATTTCATTTAGAAATCCTAAATACATTTCTCTATTGCCAATAAAAGTAGCTTCTGTTGTATTTTTTGCCACAACCGCCCTTAGTATTGGTATTGTTGTATAATGACCTATCTGTTTAAAAGCATCTTGTATCACTTGAAAGAAACAATCTCCATTATCATTTGTTTGATGTATTTCATAATTCGTGTTTTGCATAATTACCTTTATCCAATTATGACTGGATAATTTCTTATAACTTTTAGCGATTATATCAGCCATTTCTTTCGTTTCTATTGGTAATTGTCTACGATTAATCTCTTTGATTGTAAATATACCATTATCTAATTTTGTATCAATATCTACTTTTACTTTCGACATTGATTCGGATGGGATTATTAAATCCAACATATTGTCAATATCCCCATATTCATTTCCAATTTTCACGTCTTTTTCTGGTTCTGGTTCTGGTTCTGTTTTTTTTTCTTCTTTTCTTGGTTCTTCTTTTTTATGAGATATCATGTATTCTTTTTGAGATACTTCTAAATCATTCATTAATTGTTCTAATACTTCATAGAATAAGGGTTCACCTAACTTATCTATCATAATTTCACCTTTACTATCAAAAACGTTCAAATTGTCATTTATCCTTATTTCAAATAATCCTATTCTAGCTACTATATTATATGTAATATTACAGACAATATACACAGAATATGTTGTGATATTTTTTTTAGAAAGCGTGTAATTTGGTTTACCCACGACAAAAAATAAATCCTTGTCAAATTCTCGTATTTGATAAACATAAGATTCATGCTGACTATCTTCAGATGAAACGGTTAAATCTTCTTCATAAGATATTGCCGGTGATAATCTCGAAGAAACCATTATTTTTTGTATATATTTTATTATATATAATATATACAATTAAATTAACACCCTGATATAGGGATACCCCTTCCACCCCCCTCCTGAATCAGAGTGATATAAGACATTAGACATTGGACATTATAGTGCTTATATTTATTTTTTCTTTTTTATTAAATCAATTAAATCTTTATGTTTAAAAACAATTCTACTTGTCAAACTTTTATGTTCCTTTACTTTATTAATACTCATTGATAAAACATTAACTAATATATTTTCATTCCAAACCTCTAATTTATTAAAGCATTTACTTGCATTACCAAGAGAGACAAAAATGAATATAATCTCAGATATTTCTTCACATTCAACGGTTTTACCTTCTTCGTCAATATATTTTATTAATATGATTTGAAAATGTTTAATTATATCTACTATCATTTCGGTTTTTAAAATACATCGAGTTGTAAGCATGATAAAAAAACTTGCCATCGCTCTTCTTTTATCATTTTCTTTTGTGTAATTACAATAACCATCATAATCAATAATGGGGTCAATATATTTAATATTTTCTATCGTTGATTTATAATTCAAAACAAATTCTTCCAATATTTCTTGAAAAATGGGAGATTTACCAATTAATTCTAAATATAGATCGGCGTATAATTCAGAATAGAATTTATTTGTACTTGCAACATCGAATATGAAGTGTCCTACTTTAGAAAGAAAAATAATATCAGCAGACAAGACAATTTCTAAACAATCCATAATAATTTTTGTCTGAGAACTATAATTCTTGTCTGAAATCTTATTAAGTGCAATTCTTATCTGATTGATATGTTCATCTACACCTTCTGATTTGGGTTTTTCCGTTACTTTAAAAACGGGAATATCAAATACTTTTGTCTTCTCCCATACTTCCTTTTCTTTTTCTCTAAATTTATGTTTTCTATTGTCAATAACTGGTTTCTTCTTTTGAAAGTCGGTATTTTCAGGTATCGTAATACTTTTACTAATCAAATCAAATATGCTTATGATTGAATCGGGTAAAATAAAATTTGATGTTCTCGACTTGATATCATTAACAGTATAGTACATGACAACACTATATAGTTATGATATAATTTCTCTATATTGTTTTATATCATTCTATAATTGAAATATCGATCTTGGACATTGAAATCAATTTGTCTATCAATAAAGACTGTAAAACTGGTTCACAACAGTCACGTTCTAATCGTCTACTTTTTTTATAAATATCATTTTCTAAGAATTTTTCATTGAAGAACTTTCTGTTCTATCGAAATATGATATATTACTTTTTGGTAAATAATAAAGATGGAAGACACCATGAAGAATCTTTATAAAAGTGTCTAAACAGTTCATGATGTTTTTATTGACGATATAGATAGAAGATGAAAACGATATAGATACATTTTTCTACAACCAATAAATGTGTTTATATAAATTTATTGATTTGGTTGATGGTCCACTAAAGTATTTATCGGATTGGCATTTTCTATCTTGGAATCATCATGAGGAAGCAATACATATATTGGAAAATAATCAAGATAAAATAGATTGGATGTATTTATCCGAGAATGAAAATGCAGTTCATATATTAGAAAAAAATTTGGATAAAGTAAATTGGGATTATTTATCAAGAAATATGAATGTGATTCATATACTGGAAAAAAATCTGGATAAGATAAATTGGATGTATTTATCCGAGAATGAAAATGCAATTGATTTATTGGAAAAGAATATGGATAAAGTGGATTGGGAATATTTATCTTTGAATGCGAATGCAATTCACATCTTGGAAAGTGACTTTGAAAAAATAAATTGGGACACTTTGTCTTGCAATAGAAATGCAATTCATTTATTAGAAAAAAATCTGGATAAGATAAATTGGATGTATTTATGTATTAATCAGAATGCAATTCATATATTGGAAAAGAATATGGATAAAGTGGATTGGACCCTTCTTTCGAGAAACCCTAATGCAATTCACATATTGGAAAGAAATATAGATAGAGTAGATTGGAAAAATCTATCATCTAACAGGAATGCGATTGAAATATTGAAAAATAATTGGACAAAGATTGACTGGATTAATATATTCTTGAATCGATCAATATTTGAATTAGATTTATTTTTTCTGAAAAAGCGAATGGATATAATAAGGGAGGAACTAATGATGAAAGTGTTTCATCCGCAAAGATTCTCAAAATATTTGGATATAGGTTATGATATTTGTAATGATGAATATGTGTAAAATAGTATAAAAATAACTTTATATACATTTATTGAAAAAAAATTTGAACAGGGTAGATTGGGAATGGTTATCCTCTAATTCGAACATCTTTGAACTAAATTTTGCCTTCATCAAGGCTCGTATGGATATTTTACGGGAGGACTTGATGAAGAAAGTGTTCCATCCCACTCGTGTTATGCGATTTTACGAGGATTACGAGTATAACATACTAGAAGATGGGAGAGAGAAAAAAATTATCTATATTTAAAAAAATAATTTAAATCTTGGAAATAATAAAAACTTTGAAATTAAAAATAAAATCTATAATTAATATGAAAAATAGAATTTATTTGGTATTTATCATATTTCTATATAATTGAATCGTATTTCTATTCTATCTAAATATGATAGTTCTAAAAATAATAGAATAATTTGTTTCTTGGTAGCAAATCATATAATAATCTTACTTATTTTATGTATTTCATCCAAGTTTCCTGTATCTAAACTGACCATTTTCAATATATTACGATACACTTTTTCTTTAAAATCTTGACGTCCTAATTCACTGCGTAATCTACTATAATGTTTTATATATAAATCATTTGAATATAAATTATACGCTAAATATTCCAACTTCTTATCATCTATCTTTTGTAATGCATAATAAATTGGATTTTTATCCACTACATTATCGTCATCATCCGCATGAATTTGTTGCATCCAATTTAGTTCAGAACTCGTATTCCATTTATCATCTTGACGAATATGCACTAATTGTTGATGCGGGTCTTCACCGACCAAACAATGCATCGGTCGTTTATTTACAGGTATTTGCTCTAAATTTCTCTGAATTATATTCGATGTTCCTTCGACATAACTCTCCATCATTAGTGTGGAATTAGCGTATTCAAACATTATTCTTTTGATAAAATCTTCAAAATTGATGGCTTCATTACATTTTTCATTCAAGAATATACTCATATTAAATGTATTGTTTATTGTTGTATTATTATTATTATTTATAGTTTGTACTATTTGCTGATTCTCTTTTAAATCACTTGATAATTTATCCATACGACGATTTATTTGCTCATTTGTTTGTTTCATTTGCTCATTTGTTTGTTTCATTTGCTCATTTGATATTTTTATATGATCATTCATTATACTCATGGCTTCAATTATTTCTTGGTTAGTATTTATATTCTGAACATCTTTATGCTTGGATTCGGTAATTTTACATATCTTATTATGTTTCCACAGTCCCGATTTAGCTTTATATTTTTTATCACATTTATTACATTCAAATAAGACAACACGTATGTCTGTTATTTCGGAATAATTTAAATGTTTCTTGGATTTTAAATGTTTTTGTAAATTACCATTAAATCTTGTAGAATATTTACACATTGAACAACTAAAAGTATTTTCAGCCATATTATTATAATAATTAATCAATTCTTTATATAGGTTGAGCAATATTGTTCTTATTTCCCGATAATATACTTTTTTGTTCTGCATTTGGAACAAAAATGGAACAACAGTTCCAAAGTATAATTAAAATATGAATTTTATTGAATAGTGTAGTTTTTTTGTTCTGAATTTGTAACAAAAATGGAACAATTGTTCCAAGGTACAATAATCAATAAACGTTTATTGATAAGTTATACTTTTTTTGTTCTGAATTTGTAACAAAAATGGAACAATTGTTCCAAGGTACAATAATCAATAAACGTTTATTGATAAGTTATACTTTTTTTGTTCTGAATTTGTAACAAATATGGAACAATTGTTCCAAGGTACAATAATCAATAAACGTTTATTGATAAGTTATACTTTTTTTGTTCTGAATTTGTAACAAATATGGAACAATTGTTCCAAGGTACAATAATCAATAAACGTTTATTGATAAGTTATACTTTTTTTGTTCTGAATTTGTAACAAAAATGGAACAATTGTTCCAAGGTACAATAATCAATAAACGTTTATTGATAAGTTATACTTTTTTTGTTCTGAATTTGTAACAAATATGGAACAATTGTTCCAAGGTACAATAATCAATAAGCGTTTATTGATAAGTTATACTTTTTTTGTTCTGAATTTGTAACAAAAATGGAACAATTGTTCCAAGGTACAATAATCAATAAACATTTATTGATAAGTTATACTTTTTTTGTTCTGAATTTGTAACAAA